TGAGACTTATTTGTTGTATCCGATTTATTACTTGGTTTAGCGTCATTCTTCTGTTTTTTTAATTCTAAATAAATTTTCATTTTTAATTCATTCTTTGAATTATTCTGTGCCATTTTTATTTTTTTTTATCGTTTAAAAATTTTACCAGCAGTCGTCATCACAAAATGGCCGGTTGCCTTGATATTTTTTTTCAAACCTATGCGGATCTGTATTTTGACAAGGATATTCGTCCCCAAGAAATACAGGCATGGAGAATGGACGATTAATTGGTCGTACTGTATCAATTCCTGTTCCCGGATTCAAATATTCTGGAAATTTCGTTGGTGCATATTGCTTTAAATATCTTTCCAATCTTCTTGCATAAAATTCTGCATTATTTTTATATTTCGCAGAAATATCAAGTAATTCGGACATTGATGGAAGTTCTGTATTTTCTCCATTCTTCCTCACGATACCTTTATTCCAAAATTGATATGAAATGCTAGTAGGTAATTCACTTAATGTATAATTGATTAAAGTATCAATTATATAATCATCGAGTAAATCTTTATAATCTCCGGCTATAATTTTTGTATCGACTTCTGTTTGTAAGCGAATAAATAATGCAGTTCCTAAAAGAGGATGAATATATTTGTCCTGTGCAAGTTTTATATCATTATATAAAAGTTTAGGATCCATATTGCCGTGAATAATAGATCTATCTTTTAATACTTGATCGCTTAATAGGAGAATATTTTTACTCATAGGGTTTTTATTCGTTATTTTTTTTCAGCATTTTTTTTCTTTTCATCTATCGCGTCCATATGTTTTCTAATTTCTTTATTTAATTGTTCTTGTTTTTTTCTATACTTTGGATCACGTTGTGTTTGAGTTTTTGCAGCATTCTGCATATTTTTATTTTTTTGTCTTCTTAATTCGTTAATCGCTTTCTCGTGATCTGCAATTGACAAATTTGAATCATTATTTTCGCTTTCGCCTTCTGCATGCCTCCCGCTTCCCGGGGCGCCAAAAATTTCTTCAAGTGCCTTTTTGTATTTTTCTAATTTTTTCTCTTTTAATTCTAATAATTCTTTTATCATAAGATATCGATTTTTATTTTTTACCTTTCTTTACAACAATATGAGATACCCAAATATGCCTACATGTTGGCGAATCACCCCACCAACCACCTCTACGATCCCAAACGCTATATCCTAATCGTTGACTAATACTTTCAATTTCTGCTCTGCTATATAAACGATCTAATTGAATTAGTTTTCGACAGAATGGTCGCGTTGTTGGGATTATTGGTTTTTGTCCTGGAATCGGTTCGTAACTATATTTAATAAAGACTTGTGTTGTTTCTGGCTTATCCGGAGACTTTACTTTTTCTTTTATTGTTCTGGTTACTTCGACATCGTCTCCAATATAATCTTCGCTTTGACTTAATACACCTCGCTTAACTAAAGAAGCTATTTTAGAAGTCACATATTCTTCTGTGGTTCCCAAAGTCTCAGCAATTACTTCAGGAGTTATTTTATTATCTTTCCTAATTAAATCAATAATATTCGCTTCTGCATTTGTCACCTCTGTTGCAAACATTAAATTTGTATAGAATGTCGCTTCGTAATCTGCTGCACTTTGTTGATTAAATTTCTGTTTACGTTTTGATGTTATAATATGAAAATCATTTTTTAAATCGCCGCAACTATTAAACATATGCACAACTTCGTCTTCAGTGAATTGCTGTTTATATTGCTGAGTCGATTGTTGTATTGGTTCCGTAGCCGTTGGGATAGTTGGGTTATTTTCTACAATTCCTAGCATTATCTTTGCCTCCTCGTCATCGAAACCAAATGCAGCAGTGAGCATAAGTATTGCTTGATCTAAAGTATAAACTCCCTTCTTATACTTCCTTACTATTCTATCCAAATTAATCTGCTGAGATCCTGTTAGGTTTTTTAGATGAGAATTAATTTGGCTTCCTTGACCGTCTTGCAAAGGCGGAAGAATAGGAGCATTACTTCCGGGAATTGGTGCGTCTTTTGTTGGTTCCAAGATAGCATTGCCTCCCTGCACTGGTGCCGCTCCTGCCAAAGCTCTAATTTCATTTGGACTTAAACTATCAAGAATTTTCGTAGCGATTAAAGGGGAAACAGTAGAAAGAATATTTAATATTTTCGTTGTCGAATCGTCTTGTGGTTTATCTATTTTAGGCAAACCAGAGAGTTCTCGAATTTCATCTGGCTGAAGAACTCCTTTTAACATATCGTCAGTAACCACTATCCCAACAGGCTCGAGCTGTTTAATTTCGTAATCGCAGCCCATTCCCATAAGATCACCGAAATAATTTATTATCTTGATTAAATCTGCTTGCTTTGGTTTCGCATAAGTATTAATGAATAATTCGTATGCTGTTTTTAATTCTTGAGTACCACCAAGTTGTCCCTCTGTCTTTATACCAAACAGCATCCCTGAAACTATTTGATGACCTGTGATTATATGTTGCTCGCAGGTTCTATTTAAGAGGTCAAATTGCTTATCTAATTCACTCCCGCTTAAATCGTTTACATCGACTGACTTTTCTTTACTATTATTAAAGACAAGAATAATCCTGCCAGCATTCTCGCTCCCTCCAAATTTCTGTTGAAATCTTTTTTCGATTGCTTTCTTTTTTGATTCGTCCGGTTCGCCGGTATAAAACTGAATCATCTTACTTGGCATCATTCCATTCTTTATACTACTTAAATGGAATTTACTAATTTCAATATCTGTATCAATATAATTATTTGCGCCTATATATCCGGGTAATGGATAATAATCGCATCCGGGTCTATATTCATCATAAGCAAAAATTTGTGCCCGATATTCAAAAAAATTCGGATCGAATTCGTTATAATAAATAGCTTCATCTTTATTAAATTTCGACCAATCTTCTTTATAGAAATAACCTGAATCATTTTTAGCCTTTCTAAATTTATAAAAATCTACATGGTAAATTTCTGCAATTCTCCCAAGTCTATCTTTGATAATCGACCATCTGAAGCCGCCATAGATTTCGATATCCTTAACTGATTTTTTAAGAATATCAAAAATAGTCTCTCCTTTCTTGTTAACTGGTTTTGCAGGAATTATTGTTTTAGATCCATCTTGGTTCTTTATCTCAATCTCGGCCCATCCGTAAGGTTGTTTAGATCTTCTATTTATGCAACTCCCACAAATATAATTCGTCTTACCATTTATAATCGCATTATGTCTTGAAGATTTATTATAAAGATATGTTAGGTATTCTGGATAATTATTATCCTTCCCGAACAAAATATAATCTTTGTTCTTAACTTCCTTAAATTCTGGTATTTCACTATCGGCGAATTTTAAAATAACTATATCAAATTCGCTTTTCTTATTTTCATCCATTGTATGAACTATATGAAGTTAAAGGATTGTATTTAGAATAATTAAATTCATTTACGCTATAATAAATCATTTTGCCTTTTTCGACAAGATGTTGAGATAGGGTTGGATCTAAATTCGAATTACTTGTCTGTTCATAAATCTCATAATTCCAATTTCCAACCGGCTTATCTGGCTGTATAAAATTAGAATCAACATCTATATCAAACATATTATAGCGCCAAACGAATTGACTTAGATCTTCATTAGAATTTTTAATAAAGGCCACTGTCTGTTTTGTCTCGATATGTTTGAAATAAAAGAGATAGTATACTGGATTAATCGTAAGCATAGTTGTTTCCGTTAAGGTTACGATTATTCTTTGAGTCGGTGCATTTTGAAAAAATTCCAGCATAATATTAAATATATAGAATGTTTTTTTGTTGGAAAAATAAAAAACCTCGTACGCAATACGTACGAGGAAAAATTAAAAATTCACAAGCGATTTTAAAGCAATCAAAAAATATATTTATTAACCGGGAGTTTCTAATGAAGCAAGTAAACTATATTGAACCTGAGGTGCTAGTTCTTCTTCATTTCCTGTAAATGTTAACGAATAACCATTTCTATCTCCCCAACCGGTTCCTGTTTCGCTATTCCCTGTATTTAAGAGAAGCCCCTGTGTTCTTCCGTATAACCACGCTTTATTTTGATTATTTGAATCGAGTTGATTTTCTACAACTACAAATAATAATCTATTCTTTGCTAAGAGCATGATTTCATTTCTTACACTAGCTTGTCTTTTATTTATCACCACGACTGCTTGTTGAGCATAGAAAAGAGTTCCATTTTGTTCATTACCTGTAATTGTTTCTGTTGCACTCGATGTTTCACGGGTTAATTGGTATTTCCAAAATCTTGTCCCGGTTGCTTTTGTAATCGCCGTAACAACCCCACTCGATTCAGTTATTGCGGTGACATTTGCGAGCTCAATTATATAAACCTCTTTTATTCCGCCTATCCCTTCGCGACAATCTAAATTGAGTCCTTGAGTTAATGCACAGCCCATCTGATTAAATTTAAAGAGTTTTTAAAAGTATTAGAGCCGAATTTTTTGCATCGGCTCTAATAACAGTTATTCATAGGTTAAACAAGTTTAAACGATACAATTTCATTAGGGAAGGCAACCTGAACACCTGCTTTCCATTCTGCAACGAAACGTATTTCGTCTGCCTCTTTTGCGAAAAAGATTTCCCAACGTTCTTCCTCGTTTTCTAAATCTGTACCGAAATACATATTAGAAGTACGCATAGCAAATAGACGATTTGTCCCATCTAGGCCATGCACGGCAGTTAATTTATAGAAAGTTCCGGGAATGATTACTTCTCCATTTTCGGCACTTATTTCACTTCCCTTTGGTGCGAAATTAAACAAGTTTGCATCTGTGTATGCAGAGATAAATTTTTGAAAAGTATCCCATCCGCAAAATACGCGAACGTCTTTTTTCCCTTGAACATTCGCAGGCAATGCAAGATACATGCCAGAAACAATACCGCGGACATTCGAAGTCGTAATTCCGGTACCGGTTGTAATTCCTGTCGGGTTGCCTTGCGCTGCTGCACCAGATGCATCGACAATTTTAATTAAACCATCGAATTTATTCAGGTTTGCATTCGCGCTTGCTGTATCTCCCTGCCATATTCCAATCTCCATCTGCTCTGCAATAGTACCTGATTTTAAATCAGTATACTGTTGTTCGAATGGAATATTTTCATATCTGCTACCAATCTGCAAAGCCTTTTGAGTGTACTTTGCTTCAAGTGCTTTTGGACAGAGTGCCTCATTGACTTTAATCTTTCCAACAGTTAATGTTCGTTGACTAAAGGTTGTTGTTCCGCTCGAAAGGAATCCACAAGTACCACCGGTTTGAAATGTGGCATCTGTGTCTAGGATATTTACTGTTTCGCTCGATTTTATACCTGTCTGAATATTACCTTCGGCTTGTATAATTTCTTGCGTCCTTGCGCCAAACAAAGATTTCATAACGAGCATCGACTCGTTCTGTTCGGTGTAATCAGTTAAGGCTGCAACATTGAATGCCATAGTATTTGGATTTTAAAAAAGTTTTTCAAAAAATATTTGGATTTAAAAACGGGTGCTTTTATTTTGATGCTGCTTCTTGTTCTTCTTTAATTTTTTGAGCAGCTTCGGCGTATTTGTTAATACTAGAATTTCCTTTTTTCTTGCCTAGTACTTCATTAAACTTAAATGATTTTTTTGTTTCGCCGGGAGGATTTGCAACTGGTTCTTTTGAAAACTCTTCCATTAGAGCGAACATTTGTACGATAATACCTTGCTGTTTTTCGATTGTTTCTTTTTGCGATTTCATTTGTGCCTGAACTGTAGACAGTTCATTTGTATAGATCGAAATTGCAGCTTGCTTGTCCGTATTTTCTTTTGCCTGACGAATTTCCCATCCAAAATTATATTCCATTAAAGCCTTGCAAACAAGTTCTAAATTGGAGATTCTTTCTTCTGGTGTACCGGTTGCAAATGCAGCAAACATAGTTTCAATTTCTTCTGTTTTTTTAATGTCAGAGAATTTAAACTGTTTGGACATTTTTGCTGGATTTGGTTGTGTAACCTGAGCGGGAGCATTTTGTTTTGCGTCTAAAGTTGGGTCTGGAATGGTTGGTGGTGGTGTTGCGGGTACAGCAGGAGCAGTATAAGTTGTTATTGTTCCTGTCGTGTCTACAACAATAGAACTTCCATCTGTGAAGACATAGGTTCCAGCGGCAGCTGGTTGTCCTGCGATCGTAGCTTTCCCTCCTGTAGCGAGTTTATCGACAACTACCTCTACTCCATCAGTAGTATTCATAACTACCGAATTTGTAGGCTCGTTTGATTCTACCGGAGCTGCTGGAATCGGCATATCTGCAAATAATTGCTTGATCTTATTAATTAAATTTATTGCTTCTGTCTTCATATAATTAAATATAATGGTTTTTGTTTTGTGCGAATTGATTTAATTACCATCCCAACATTCGAGCAGAGTCTTTAATTTATTTAAAATATCTTCTGCATTAAATTTTATAATCTTGATGGGAATTTGTTGGAATAGACCCTCTACGCTAAAGCCTTTATAAGTTCCATCCTTTATTCCTTTCCATACAGAATCGTCGTCGACATATGCACTTATAAACCAACTTCCATCTGCTACATCTTCAAATCCATTCATTGGCTTAATCCCTCTTACTTCATCTGTAATAAACGATTCGTAAATTGTTATTCCAGGAACTTGCTGTTTATCATCATGCATTAAATTAAAGCTATGAATTAATCCCTTCTTAAAAAACTTCTGTACTATTTGAAAAATAGTTTGCTTATCAAATACAGTATAGAATTCCCCAATTGGATCCATATTCCTATATATAAGCATATCTGCGATCATTGCAGGGCCACTTACTATTCTTCTGTCTTCGTCGATAGAAAACCTTAATTTCTCTTTATTAAAAGCCATGAAATTTTTTTCTATCGCAGGCTTATCTACCAATGCGATAAAATCAATTCCTAATTCGCTATCAACATTAGGATCAATAATACATTTATAAACTGGGAAATCCATGAATTTAAATATTGTTTTTATAGTGGATGTTTGATTTATTTTTTAATTACCCGCCAAGTCGAGCAGCCCGATTTAATCTTGTTATCCTTTCTTGGTTATCTGTTACATCACTTTCTACGACAAATGCTCGAACGGTAGCATTACCAATATTATTTAATGTCGCTTGATCTAAAGCTGTTGTTTGAACTTGCGGAGTCGGTGTTATTGGTGCTGTAGCACTTGCTACGCTTGTAAGACTTGCGGATGCCGCTGTTCCTGCACCACCATCTCCTCCTGGAACCTTTGTCTTTACAATCTCTTTTATGCTCTTTAATCCAGCCGCTATTATAACAGCCGCCTGAGCAATACGAATGCCTGTTGCGATTGGTTCTGGGAATGGCACTTTAGCTCGTAATGCTTCAGTAGCTCCTGTATAAGTATTTATGGTTGCCTGAGCAATCGCAAGGACTTTCCCTGCTGCCGTCTGTTTCCCAAAAAGATCAGCAGCTTTTCCAAGAACATCGGAAACAATAGTAAGACGCATATTATTTTCAGCTTGTACTATTCTTGTCCTTTGTCTTTCATAAGAAGCTGTTATATCATTAATTAATTGTTCGTTTCCATTAGCTAATTCAATTTTCTGTTTATACCATTCGCCTAATTGATCTAATTGTATTTGAAATTCATCTTCTTCTTTTTGCCTTATTTCTTTTCTTAATTCATTTTGTGCTTTAACCATATCCTCATTTATTTTTAATAAACCGAGCATATTATCAAGATTTGTTTTTAATCTTTCTGCGTCTTTTTCTTTTTGTTTTTCATCATATTCTTTATCAACTTTTTCTAATTCTAATCTTTCTCTTTGCCTTAATTGAATCTGTAATTGTAATCTTAATTCGCTAGATATTTTTAAATCATTTATCCTCTTTGATTCGTTTGCTGCATCGTCTATAATTTTCTGTCTTGCAATTTGTCTTTCATTATTTAATTGAAGAATTTGAATCGCTTGAGATGATTTAGAAACTTCTTCTTCACCGGCTAATTGTTGTTGATAATATTCTTTAGCTAAATCTTCTCTTTGTTTATAAAAATCTTCACTTAATTTTTTTCTCGATGCATTGCTCTGCGCTTCTATAACTTGTATATCCTCTTCTGTTAAAGTTGCATTCTGTAATTGTTGTTTTCTATTTACATCAATTAATTGCAATTGAGCATTTTCTAATTTTGAAATAGCTGCGAATCTTGATTGTTCTGTATTGTTTGTATCTGCAAGAATGCGTTGGTTTGTATCGATTATTTCATTTAATCTTATTTTTTGAAGCTCAAGAATTTTCTTATTTTGATCTTCCATTACACGAACTCCAGATCCATCCGGATCACCGCCTAATCCTTGAAGTTTTTTATTCGCATCGTCAATAATGTCTGTTAATGGTTTTAATTCTTTTTGAATCTTCTCTATATTTTTTTGAGTAGAGTATGCAAATATTTCTTGATTTTTCTTTACTCTTTCTGCTCCTTCGTAATTTATTCTATCATTCTCTTCGTTTATTTTCTTTTGTCCTTCTAATTGCTCTTCTATTATTTTCTTTTGTCCTTCCTGCAATAATTGTTCACCGGCTTGTATCTTAGCTTTTAATTCGATAGCCTGAATATATTTTGAGATTTGCGCATTGAGTTTTTCTTGTAAATCTGTCTCTGTCTTTATATTTCCAAAATATGTAGGAGAAATTCTATTAAGCTCTACAATTATTTCTTTCTTCCTTTGCTTACTTGTGTTTTCGTTTTCGACTTCGCGTTGTAATGATTGAATGTGAATTTCTTCTTTTACATACCCGTCAATCGCTTTCGCATTAACTTGATTTAATGCTTCTTGTTCTTTTGTTACGCCAGATATTGCAACCTTTATTTTATCCCAATTAGCAATTAATTCGCCTATTGCAATAATTAGTAAACCGATTCCGAGAGCTGCAATCGCGCCTTTAAGAACTTTGAATGAAGTTGAAGTTTCGTCTACAGCTCCAGTAAATAATTTCTGAATAGATGATGCTGTACTCGTTGCAGCGGTGTTTGCTTTTTGAATTGTTGTGGACGAATTAATAAATACTCCGAGATCTCTAAAAGCGTCCTTTAACCCGGTAATACTATTTACCCCTTGCGAGAATGCTAATGCAGCTTGAACTTTAGTTAGAGTTTTTTGTACATCTTCTCCTTCGACGCCAACTAAAGCCATTGCGCCTTGTACAGCCGCAAACCCTCCAGCGACTCCCTGTAAAACAGTTGCGAATGCTTGAAACTTTTTATCCGGGTTAAATGCATCTGAAAGATTTTTTGCATCGCCTATTTTGTCTTTTAATTCGGCAACACGTTGTGCAGCGTTACGAGCTTCGGCAGAAGTTTCTCCAAACTTTTCTGCCATCGAAATCATCTCTTGAGTTGCCTCTCTTAATTGAGATTTAAATGATTTTATTTTAGTTTCCGCTTCGCTACTATCGAGTTTAAGTTTCGCTACTACTTCCTGATCTGCCATAATTTTAATAATTTCTATAAAGAATTAAAAAACGTTCACCCGGATTTGTTACAGCCCCTAAAACTAAATTCACATCATCCCAAGTATATTCGTCGCTTTCTGGTGAACTTCCTGTTTCATAAATAAACCCTAATCCCCTCCCTATTATTAAGACTTGCTTACCTGCAATTGTTGGAATAGTGAGGGTATTACCTTCTAACCCAGATGCCGTGTACGTATATTTTTTCGTCCCATATGCTTCTTTTAATTGGGCGACTGTTACCTTCTTTGCTATACCATTCGTTGGGTCTGCCTGAGCAAGTACCCAACTATCATTTAAAGATTCTGTATCTGTAGCTGCGTCTAATTGGTTTATTTTCTTACTCATATAATTTAATTTGATGCAGTCGCTATTATATTATAATTTCTATTTGCGAGGATAGTTATTGTATGAGTATTTGTTACAAGTGTTGTCGTATTATCATAAATAACCCCATCTATATCATTCGTTATTTGGATTCTTTTTGGCTTTCCAAATGTTCCGGATATATCAATCTCGATCGCGTCTCCCGAATTAATTACAAACGAACCGGTCTTATTAGATGTTGCAAATCCTTGCAAACCACTATTTTGATATATTTTTAATGTTCCAAATATTGCAGTACGAGTAAAAGACCAATTTAAATAGAAGATTGTAGGTGGTGGTGGTGGTGGTGTGACTCCTCCTCCAGACCCACCACTACCACCAGAACCAGCTCCGCCTCCTGTTGTATCACCATCGCCTGGATTAGTACAATCGCTATATACTAGAGGCAGACTTGTATCATAATCTAAAGTTTGTTCGTCACTCCATAGCAAGAAGCATCCATTAGGCGGGCCGCTATTCGCAGCAGATTCTGTATAATCTGTGAAATTAATTTTTAATAATTCGACTATACAATCGTCTGGTTTGGTAGCATTATAATTCCTTATAGCGTTTAATCTATAAGCAATCCCTTCTAAATAAATATATTTTGAGAAATCAAGTGCGATTATGTCTTTTGGATTAAGCCAGAACGATGCAGTTAATAATTTACTATCCTTATCTGTGACTTCTGCCATATATGGCGACCAATAAATATTAAATTGGTTATTAGAAAGATTTCCAGTAAGGAGAATAAAAAATAATTCTTTTGGAGCTCCAAAATTTATATCGTCAGATGGCGCGTCTGGATCGTTTAAATGACCTGCATATCCGTATTGAGTTTGCGTATTTATGATTGTTTCATTATTCTTAATATTCCAAGAAGGTATACCTGTAATTTTTTTTGTTTGAAGAATTCGTATATTGCTATCCGTATTTTCTTCTTTTGGGTCATTATCTGTACCAGTTCTTTTAAAGATTGTTGGATATATTTTCTCTTCGCCACCATACCCAACAAGAGGTGTTGAGCTAAACCCTATTTCGATATCTTGTGAAGTTTGAATAAATTCGCTTTGGCTATCATAGATTCTGTCTCCATAGCCTTCGTTATAGCGTTTTCTATAAAGATCATTATAGTAATCACTATCGCTTTTGAATTTAAAATTATAAATCTTAGCATTTAGCTCGGACATTGGTTTAACAGAAATCTTTTTCTTTCTATTTAGCTTGTATGTCCAATCGATAGAGTTCGCTGTATTCTTGCTATAGAAATCAACATATGGTGTTATATGAATTAAATATGGATCGTTTTTATCTTCCAGAACATATAAATTAAAGAGCCTAACTATCCAAACTAAGAAATCAATTTGACGTATATTCTGTGGTATTTGATCATTCATTTTTACAGTATCCCCGAAAAGAATTGGCACTCCAACTGTTCCATTCGCAGATTTAATATTAAAATTACCTCCAATTGTTTTTACATCTGTAATTAAAATACCTGCAAAATTCCCTTGAGTCCAACGAAATTCTAATGTATCATTTGGGGCTACGCTTATTGTCACTGTAACATTTGTTCCAAAATTAAAATTCTGGCGATTAGGCCAACTAAAATTCGGCTGTGTCCATCTTCCGACTAAAGTATTCCCTTCTCCATTCTTCCACAAGTTTAAATATAATTCACAATAAGTAGTAAACGGACTACCGGCAGATGTACCAAAACTTCCAGAAATCGAAAAAGTTATTTGAATATTTGTTGTGGATGTTCCTTGATACTTATATACCTTCCCGTCTGTTGTTGTAAATCCAGATCCTTTACTAAATGTCCAATTTAAAAGTATTCCATCATTTGGTGGGGTGCCTGCTGTCCATGTTAAACCTTCTGTAGGCGGTTGCCCATAATCTTGAGTAATAGGAACTCCATTTAAGATACCTCGAGAATAATTATTCCCATCAACAAGATTGCTTTGATTTGTTGTTAGGATTTTTTTATTATGAGGAATAATTAAAGATTTAAATCTTGGTGTATCAAAAAGAGGAGCATCGTAACGGTAGTTTGCACCAGAAAAAATTTTATCGATATATTCTCTTGCATATAATCCAGGACGGAAAGTATGTATATCCCAATCGTGTTTATCTGTTGAATAAGTTCCATAATCAATCAATGGATAAAAAATACCACTTCCTCCAGGATTATCCCAACTCTGTACAATATTTGTATCGTTGTATATGTGATCGTAAATACTAAAATCTATATTCTCTAAAAGTTTTCCAGTTAATGCTGCATTAAGGTTAACTAAGTTCCCAAATACAGATACTTCATATTCTATTTGTCCCCATAAGCCATTAGTATAATCCACTTCCATTAATCTTAGAATGCCTCGAAAAGTTTGCATTCTATCTTGAAATATTATAACATTCGCAGATACGGAAGCATTAAAATTAAAATTTGCATTAGGATATCCTGAATTATACGAATTTGCGTGGCCAACTTGAAAGATACTCCCAAATATCCTATTATTATTTTGAGTGCCGGGTAATACGATTGTCTTGCTCCATGTTGTCGATCTTGAACCGAAATCTTTTATATCATCAATCGCAAATGTCATTAATGCGCTAATGTCATCTGTAATATCTAATCTGTAATTTTCAATATATAATTCTGTAATCATTATCTATACTGAGTATTATAATTTTCCCCAAATTGAATATTGAGCATAAGATTTGTTAAATGATCATTTATACTTTTTTTATTTTCATAATTAGTATTAGTAATATTGATAGGAAAGAAATAACCATTATATTCAATATAGACTAATGGAGATTTTATTAATTCGCTTAACCAGACATATTCCGAATCTGTAAGAAAATTTGAATTTAATTGCATCTTTTCATTCCACACACTCGCATAAGTCGCTACTTGTTCTCTATAAACATTACTCGAAGAATCGAATCTAGAAACAGTTCCATCATTTTTTACAAGATATGCGCTCTGTCCGAAATTCGATTTTGTTATATCTATTGTGCTTCTAGATACTTTTGAAAAATCTTTACTTTCGAATCCGCCATATTTATTTAAGAAATGAATCGTCCAAACATCATACTTTGATTCGCATGTTAAATTGAAACGCAATGTCGTATCGTCTATTATATTCGTCGTGTTAAAAGTAACTGTATAATATTCGACTAATCCATCTATCGTTCCAGGACTTACTGCATTTATATTTTGAGGAGCAAGATTAATTTGTTGTAACTCATTAAAAGAACCAGTAGTCGGAGAGACATTATAATTCACAGAACGAACAAGCCCATTACTATTATAACATTTTACTTGGACTTGAAAAGTAGTATCGTCGCTTGCAAGAAAAGGAATAAAACAAAATTTTGAATTAATATCAACAGGAGTTGCATATGGACGATTAGTCATTGTTTTATCCAAAACACTTGTTAGAATAGTGTTGGTGCCAAATTGTCTTCCATTGTAATGATTAAAATATGACCTCTGCGAATCAACGATTAAATTTGTGTATGTTGTAAATCCATATTCTTCTCCAAATCTACAAATGACATTCACGTAGAAAGCATTCTCCCCTAATCTTTGAGATATTATTTGATTCGGTAATGGTTGAAAAATTGTATATAGATAATTTCGTACAATATTCCCAATATTGAAAATTCCTAATTTATCATCTGGACGCGGGAAAGCTTTTAATCTTGCCTGAAGAATTCCATAAATATAAATATCGCATACGTATTTATAATCTGGGTATGTTGTCGAATCGAAAGGCTTTGTGTCTTCTAATAAAACAAATAGGACATCTTCGTGGGCGCTAGAATAATCAACAGGATTATATTTGATAGTTAATGCCATTTTAAATTTCTTTTGGTAATGATTCTAGTATATCAATCTTTAAAGCCTTTCCTAATAATTCTTTTGATTTAGAATTTCCTTTCTTAATTGCATCGGTTAGGAAATTAGTCTTCTTTAAACCTTTCTGTTTAATAGAAACAGAAATTGCCCAAGCTAATGAATTTTTATCTTTCGTTTCATTAAATGCTTTTCTTCTTTTTTCTCTTTTTGTTATTGTTTTGCCTTGCCCAGTTGCTCTAAATTTACCGCCTTCGCTTTTTATCCATGTCTCTATTGCATTAATCATTTTTTCTCCGGGGGGATAATTCTTAAAAGAATATTGAGAACCACGTGATTTCTTATTTCCGTTTACGCCTTTATCAATAAACTTCCAATAATACAAAGCAGTTATTTCGCAAACAATTTCGTTTCCTGTTTTAATTGGATCTAATATCGTCAACGACTCGCTTAATTTACCAGTTGCAATTCTATCACTCTTATTTAAATTATTTTGAGCTTCTTGAACAATCGTTCCAGCTATTTGCAAAATCGCAGATAAAGATTTCTCTGGCTTAAAACTTTCTTTGCTTCCTATCTTATCTAAGAAATTAGTAGAAAGTAAATCTGCCTGAGCTTTTTCTATTGATTTTGCCATAGTTATAATCTTAATCTTTGACGTTCGTTATAAAGTCGCATTTGTTCTTTATCGTGTAATTTTCTTGCTTTCAAATAACTTAAATCATTTAGGGATTGACGTATAGGAAGTTCCCATGCTAACTCTAAACTAATTCCTTCAAATTCTGCGACCTCTTTTGTATTATAGAGCCATCCAAACTGTTTATTGAAGTTTCTAATAAAAGTAGAGCTTGCTCCTTCTTCGCTCCCATCTTCATCATTCTGTTTATTAAATAATCCTTTATATGATTCAATGAATTGCGATAGAGCTTGCAAAAAAAAACACAAGATCCATATACATCAATTATTTTTGCGTCCAATAAGTCTTCGCTTATCGATTCATGTTGTTCTGCTGTATTCTTTAATCTTCTACCGAATTTCCCAATTGGTTGCACGATAGATGCAAGAATCATGTGGATATTATTAATCATATCGGTAGAAAAAAATTGAATCTCAGCAAATTGCCTGTGTGTTAATTTACACGGATCATAGATGATAAAATATTTTTTATTCTTCCCTTTAATGATTTTCTTTGGTTTAATATTAGAATCAAAATTTACTGTTAGAACATCTGCACATGATTTCGAATATTGATTAAATTCTTTTATCGACATTTCGTCTAACTGCATATCTGTTAAATCAAAAAGAATTTTAATTGTCTCTTCGGCTCTTGTAGCGTCATCTATTTCTTTTTCTTTTCCAATTTGATTTAATCGAATAAATTGAGATACAGTAATATTATCCCATGTAATTCTTTTCATACATAAATAAATATAGGTAATTAATAAGTGTTGGATAGTTACCACACAGCCGGGCCATTGTTGGAATATGGTTTGGTTCCTGTTAGAGCCTCTTGCTGAAGTGATTCTATAAGCTCTTTTATTAGTCGTGGCTCAAGAAGATAGATTGGATGAATTTTGCCTCTTTGATCGTTTGTTCCATAACGTTCTAAAAATATAGTAATATTTTCTCTTGCTTTTTCTCTTGTGAATTTATTCTGTAATGAAATATCTAATCCTCTAGAACAGCTTATAAAATCAAGACCTCCTTCATAAAGAAAATATAATAATTCGTATGTTCTCTTTGTTACCATACGGAAGTTCCTCCCAGACTTGTTATAATTGCTTCCCATTTTCTTCTTGCAAGAGCTAGGGACATAATTCTATCATCTGTTTCTCCTTCTGGAACAGAATATATAACTCCTGTTCTTGTATACACAAATTCCATCTGTTCTAGTTCGTGTGCATATTCTTCTGGGAATGTTATTTCGCGTTTTTGGATTGCCATTGCAAGACCTTCGAGAAGTTGTTGCTTTGAACGTTGAGTAAAAATAAATAATTCAACATCGTCTCTTTTCCTACAAAGATCTTCTCCAATTGGATCTCCAACACCTGTACTATCAATCGCTGTTGGTTTTTGTGGTAACGAAAGAATAGACAGAGTCGTTTGTCTCCAATCCTTTTGATAACGATTCGCATGACACACGGAACAAAACCTATCTAAACCAGTTTCGACTGTCCAGTCTTTTTTCTTCGCTAAATCAACTCCATATGCGACGGCTTCTCTATCGCTTTTTTCATATGTACATTGAGCAATATATTGTATGCCGAATGGATTGCTACCGTCTTCACTTGCTTCGGCAAGGTATAATTCCTTAAATACATTTTCTGGTAAATCTCTTTTAGCCTCTTCTATTTCTTCTAAGAATGGCCTTCCATCCTTTGTCCGCATACCTGCATTTGCTGCATCGTAAGCTGTGATTTTGAAGTAAGCATAATTTTTATCATCACCGGTTTTTGCGCGCATAGCCATGCGGTGACCCCAATTCTTCTTTCCTTTAACGTTCCCAATAAATTTTCCTTTCCCGCCTGTAGAAGTAATTGTCGAACGCAATGCAAACCAAGCAGCTTCTCGCGCGCGTGTAAATTCGTCAAATACGAAAGCATATACATCGTCCCCGTATAAGTTGTCTGGTTTTTCTGCTGTTTTAAATTCAATCTTCGCACCTGTAATTAATTCGATTATTAAATTTGTTTCATTTATCTTCTTAAATATTCCAGAGTACGTAACTTGAATTTTCATTCTATTAAATGCGATTTTCGCCTGATTAAATGTCGGCGCAACCCACCATACAGATTGATTTGCGACGCATTGGAGTGCCTGCTCAAATAACCATACTATATGCGAAGCAGTCTTTCCAACTTTCGTCGATGCTTCGCATATAGTAAAACGAGCAGGAGAATTTAGAATTGCTTTTTGGTAATCATAAAGAGGCGGACGAGTATAGGATATAGATGCCATGATTATTTGATTGGACGATGTAATGAATTTTCTGCGTCGAGTTTTGTTGTCTTTTTAATTAATAAATCTGTATCATGGCGAAGTAATTTAATATCCAATTCAATTGATTTTAAATATCGCCTGTCCAATCTTTCAACTGGATTACCGACATATATGCCCGGTTCAGTTATATCCTTAACAACAACTCCGCCAGCCCCAATTATAACATCATCACAAATTTTAATTCCATTCTTAATGACAGCATTACTTCCTATATTGCAGTTTGCCCCTATGCTTACATTACCAGAAATGTTGACTCCTGGATTTATAGTACAGAAATCGCCAATAAAAACATCGTGGCCTATAGTGCAATTAATGTTTACAAGGCAATGCATTCCAAGTGTGACGTTAACGGTTATAATTGTGCCTGGACAAATAATACAACCTCGATTAATTTTATTATATGGGAAACCGTAATTCTTTCCAAAATTTATTACGCCCCAAGATTGATTAGGGAATTGTTCTGTTACCTTTGTTCTTATTTCTTCATTCCCAATCGCAATAACAGCGTCCGCGCCTCTATGCATGCCATTACATTCTTTTTCAAATTGAAACGATGGAATATTAAACGCTTCGCAATATGCTGCAAGCTCTCTTCCAAATCCTCCCTTACCGATTATTTGTATCATATTCGATTAAATATTTAACTTGATTATAATAATTCATAAATTTTTCGTCTTTCACGGATAGCCAATTATTAGCAACTTCAATTCCTTTAATAACACCAGAATGATCTTTATTACCTGATAAAATTCCAAGAATTCTATAAGGCACGAATGGATATTTCTTCTCAGCTAACATCCATAGAATCTTTTTCATTATAGGTTTATCTTCTTTCCTTCCTCTTCCTCTCAGCCATTCGATTTTTATTCCCCAAATTTCGCAAACTTCTTGGTATAGTTTTTTTATATTTTCTACCTCTTCATTGCCATTTGGAAGAATATATTGGCCGCAACAAGGACATTTCTTTCTTGTATCTATCATTGATTAAATATTTTAAACTTTGACAAATCAGGATATGCCATACAAAGGTCTTCGTTTGATTTCGGTTTTCCATCTCGGTCGTAGAATTGTTGCAATAATAGAATTCCTCGCGCAGCAATTTCTGGCATCATGTAGAAATTCCAACCGGCAATAGCTGCGCGATTTATTGGTTCAGGATCTTTATCCTCAAAGTACTCGTATTCTAATGTTTTTGTACAATCGAAATCATCTTCAAAATAACTGCATTCGTTACGTCCGCTGAATCTTGCTCGTTTCGCCCACATTGAGAATCTTAAATCGTCTGTAATTATTGCTCCGCCCTTCCCTAACTTCAAATGCTTATAAGGGCCTGTAAAGGATAAGCACATGTGCTTTCCTGAATTGTACATATTATTTGTAAAATGCAATGACGAATCAATAACTTTAGTTGGAAAGAGTTGATATGCGCCTTCTATTTTATCTTTATGATAAAGATTATCAACCCATTCTATCTTCCCGCCTGCATGTATTATTTCGCAAGCGACAGAAGGATATGTGTGGCGCGGAATTGTAATAACTGGTTGATATATTCCTTTAGTAATATTATATTTATTAAAAGGAATTGATTTGTTAATCCATAACTCATAATACAATGCTAAGAATAATGCATTACTGCAATTATCAACCGCGATGCAATAAGGAGCTGTGGTATATTTACAAAGCTCCTGTTCAAATTGTTCCGTAATCTTGTGTGCTCCTTGTGCCATATGACTAGATTTAATTTTTTAAAAGAAAACCCAGTTGTAAAAACAACCGGGGAAAAGCTTAACAATTATTGACTGTAAATTGGTATCCAGAAAAACTTATTTTAATTCCTTAAGTATAGACATATCTGTTAGTCCGTTAAAATGCAATACTGCCGGAATGTTTTTTGTTATAGTGTTGAAAAGATATTTTGAATATTTTTTATTATCTTCGATTGGTCTTAATGGTTCTTTTATGCAAAAATCTTCCTGCTCTGCAAATGCCATACTTTGAAATAATTCACAACTCAAATCCAATTCAATCGGAAAGCCGTCTTTACGAGCTTGTATATATGCCATCATTTGCTCGTGTTGGCCATTTGCTTCCGGTGGTAAATCGTTTAGACCATACCGTTCCATAAATTCCACCATAAGAGAAGGAGAACCGCAATAACCACCCCCGTTAAGATACTTCCATGGAGATGTAGAGTATGGCGATGGCAAGTTAGGGTAGTGGTTAGCAACCCAAGTATGAGGGTAACAAGCCTTTTCTGTTTGGTAGATTATCTTATCGTATGGGCTAAAGAATTTTCGTTGACAAAAAGAATCGGCTGCATCTGCATACATGAATGAAGTATGGCCGGTTGCTGCACGTTTATAACATTCATATAAGAGTCGAAGCGCGGTTCCATTGCCTCTATGCGTATCTGCATCAACTATTGCAACTTCATAACCAAAACGTTTAAACGAATCGATCATTTGTTGCGTACGTTCATTCTTAGAATAGATATATGTTATTACAACCATTCTTAAATCAATTTAAAGAAATGTGCGCGGCATTCTCCGTATTGCTCAACTGCCCAACGGTTCCGCGCACGTGAAATTTTAGTCTTCATATTTCTGACATTCCGTAATGTCATATTCTCTTATTAACTTCCCATTGGCATCTGTCAGCACAAGATCTAAATTATCCGAATAATAACCATTGTTTGAAGCATAACCTGGAACTCTAACAGAGAATCCTTTAATTGGTATTAACTCAATTCCATATCCTTCAATACGTTTAAAGAAATCGTCTCCTGTTAAATCAAATTCAAGCCCATCAAAATCAGATAACGTTAGATGCTCAAATTGCAAATAACGACTTTCGCAGCAATCCTGATTATGATTAGAAGACAATTTAATACCATTATCAAATAAAATTTGCTCTGATTCTATTTTTACGACTTTTGATTTTTTCATGATTAATAATTTTCATTCTTCATTAAAACATTCTTCTCTTTATCCAATTCGAATCCATAATGCCAAGTGGTTGCGCCTCCGCTAGATAATTCATAAGTAATACCACCAGTAGGTCGAACGCAAATACCTGTTATAATTCTTGGATACTGATTTATATCAGTCTTTAAGTAGACTGTTTCTTCAAAATTAAAATCATTCTTTATTAACATTTTTCAAAAGGATTATAATATATACTCATTGTTCCATTCTCGTACATGCGTTGGCATTCTGCATATTGATGAATCATTTTCTGCGCATACTCTTCCTTCCATTTCTGGTAATCTCCGCCTCCTGGATCTATATGATCAATTTCGATTCCGTGAAGAAATGCATTAATAAAACCAGCCTTAGAACAACGAATACACATAAGCGAATCATCGAATCCATATATCCCATCCATTTGATAGAAGTAACCAATCTTTTCAATTAATGCATGTGATAACATTGTACAAGTTCCCATTACATGTTTACATTCTTCTATCACATACCATTTCTCGCCAATAAAATGTGGGACTTCGATTAATCTAGAACGCTGATCTGGATTTAAAGAATAAGTTGATTCGCATACATCTTTCCGTTTTAAACCAAGAACTCCCAACTTCGGCATTCGCCTCATTGCATCTTCCATCTCTTCAACCCAATCGACTTTATTAAACTCAACATCATTATCCATTTTAATAAAGTATTCGTCTTTTTCTCTTTCGAACATAGCTTGATTAATAGCAGCAGCAGTCCCATAGTTTTTATCAAGATGAATAACTTCAATTCTATTTTTACCGTGTTCTTGCAAAATAAGATTTTGACGATATACATAATCGTTATAAAAGGAGCATGTTTCTGCGCAACTGTTATTATCAACTATTATAAGACGATGATTAGAAAAATCAACCGTATTAAGTAAAGACTTTATAGTACGTCTTGTAAATTCTGTCCTGCCGTTTTCTTTCGTATCATATACGGCCATTGCAATAAGTGCCATAATTAATTTTGGAACAAGTTAACAAAAGTCTTAATTATCCTTTGCATTTCTATTGGACATTTTGTTGCAACAACCATTTATCGTATTGCGTATATGCATAGACGAGCATTGATACAACGCAAGGCGAACACCACAAATTGGCTAAATATCTTCCATCCCATTCATCGCGTATAACATCTAACATGCGTTGACGAGTTGCCTGATCGAGATGATTAACTATTTGCGCCTTAACCCACATTTCGTAATGGTGACGATTAGCATTAAGAAAATCAATATTCGATTGTTTCATATAATCGCATTTTTTCTTAATTCATTAATCTTATCAAAGTTATAATGTTCGTCGCAGAAACGTTTTAATTCGTTCGCAGCAGCTTCTAATACTGCCGTCTCTGCATTGAACCATCTATTCCAATCGCTCTGCTTTTCTGCATACATAACACCCGGCATATTAAGATATGGATTAACATGGCTTGCTATAACAGGCAATCCCATATGCGCAGCTTCCAGTATCTTCAAGTTACTTTTCATGCTATTAAATTCGTTATCTACTAAAGGTGCTACGCATATATCTGCGACTCTATAATTCTTATAATACTTTTCAACAGAAGTTCCCTGAAGAATTAAACCGGGCAACCGAAGACCATTAGTAAACATCGTTACCATCCTATCCCATACCTGTTCCGTCTTTGTAAATCCTTTTGAATAATCAAAATTTAAATTCAATCCAGATCTTGTTTGCAAATTCACATTCTGCCATTCTTGTTCACGCGTATAACCAGCCATAATTGCCATAAATTTATTTTTATCCAGCCGCTTCATTGGCCCTTTAAGCAAAGCAATATCTTCCGCATGCGTTGAACTTCCCTGCCAGAAAATACGTCTAACGTCTCTTGATGCACGAATACGTTTCGTAGGGAAAAATTGTTCGTGTGTTGGAATAGCGTTTGGGATTACGACTACATTTCGATTAATTGGATAAATCTTTTCAGCCAATCGTTCGTGAGTTGTTGTAACAACATCCGCTAATCGGATATGTTTAATATGATGCTCTGGCATTCTATTAGCCATGTGGTATTCGTAAAGAATATGTGATGGGTTTAAATACCAATGATCGTCGACATCTACGGCAATCTTAAATTGATATTTGCTTTGAAGCTTTAATATATCGTCGCTAATAGTTCGGTTATAGAAGATTGTTGTTGGTTGTTTTTCTTCAAAATGCTTTTCTTCAACAGCGTTCGTAATGAATACGTCTGTATCTTTCATTAATAATAAAGGAACGTGTATGCGATGAAATCCCGGGCCACTATTCTTATTTATTAAACCGAATATCATATATTAGTTGTTCTTGGTTTTATAAACCATCCGCGAACTTGCGAATTTCCTAGTAATTTAAAATACCATCTATCTTTTGGAACATACATATGAATCATTAAACCATTATGGCAGATTCCTAGAACAGTTGGGCAATCTCTTTTAATAGCTTTATCTAATTCATTTTTAAATGTTTCTTCACTGACATGAACGTAATGTCCACCACCGCCATCAATTAGATAAGTCATTTTAGTCTTATTGTAATTTTTAGTTGTGAATTTTCTGCGAGTAATTGTTTGAACCCATAATTACCTCCATTGCTCGTTTGAAGAAAATAAAAATCAGTAACGCCTATCTCGCGCCACTGCTTAAGCTTAACTATCCAAACGTAATACGTCATACTAACATTGTTTTTTGGATTTCAATCAACATTTGAATCAGCAAAGAAATGTCCATTGGGTGATTGAATATAAATGCAGCTTCTGGGAATGGCAAATCGTCTGTCGTTGTACCTTGCTCGTATTCTATTACTTCTCCTGCTTTACCATTCTCTGCCGAATAAAACAATAACATTCTATCGCCATCTGCACGTTTTGCATTTGTCATTATAACATCTCCTGCACCAAACACGATTGAGTATACTCCTTTGTGTACGCCGATATCTTGAAAGTTAATTGGCATACTTCTTATGTTTAATGAATTTTTGCGTACCATTTTTTAAATGGATTACTTGCAATAATCTTCCGCGAGTGCGTTTGCGAGTATTAGAACGGGGAGGGAGAACAGAATCTCGATTATACGACTCTGTTAACTGTTTTATTTGTTGCGACTCTGTTAACTGTTTTATTTGTTCTTCTGTTAACTCGTGCTCTTTTGCTTCCTGTTGTTTTTCGTTGCTCATTTTATTTTGTGTTTTAATTTTTAAAAGAAGTCCAGCAATAGAAATCGCCGGACGAGTTACCTTACGTTTATGAAAAATCCTACCCAAGAAAAAGTTATAGCCATCGCATCATAATACCTTCTACGATACTTCCCACAAAGAACCCCACTATCCCAACAGGTATATAATCGTGTCTATAATGCAAAGAATAATTTAATGCGATACTAGACCAAAATGTCATACAACCAAGACAGTCAAATGGTCTAAAAGGTGTTATAATCCTATTTTTAATCTTATCGTATCTATTATTAAACTCTTTATACTTCTTATACCAGTAAGTTCTTAACCTTGTCAATAGAAAAGAACGAATTATTGGCATTGTCTCTGTCTTCAAAAAGAATGCACACGCCAAAGCATATACGATAATCTTAATTGTGTTGTCTTCGTAGTTCATATTTAATTTTTGAAAATGCTGATTGTATAGTATCATAACAACTTCTCCATGCAATCCCAGTAGCTTCTTCGATTTTACGGTATGAACCAAGTTCGATATACAATCTTACCATCTCTTTATCATACCAATACAGTCCATTAATAATATCCATTACTTTCAACTCTTTTAATTCATTGCATAGGCGGTTGTTAAATTGCTCTTGTTCTTCATCTGGATTATTTGAATCACATTTTATTTTTTCTTTATCTGCATAATGATCGTCTGAGAAATCATATGCGATAGATTGAATATTGTTTTCAAAGAATTCGTATGTGCGAGAACGGTACTTCTTATAGAATGGACTCGTTTTACTTTGAATAGAATTAAGGATTATTCGAACTGCATAATATTTTAACCCTCCGGAATTATGGATTTGAATAAGTTTATTATGGTCAAGTTCTAATAGGGTTAGGGTTACTTCTGCTTTTAAATCATCCTGCAATTCAACTGGCTGCATCTTCTTAATGCAATCGTTGAAGTCTTTGCTCTTAAACAATTCCTCAATGATTTTATTTCTGACGGATATGCACACACGTATCGATTTCTTTATTATGTAGGGTAATAGATTTGAACAATTGATCCATCTGGTTGCGGGAGCAACATACTTCATTTTCGCCTGTTGGAATATTTACGACGCAATGATTCTTTTCGTTTTCTTGACAACTTGCGAAAATAGAACAGATAATAAGAACTAGAGTTCCTATTACTAATCCTAACAAGATAGCTCTCCCTTCCCTTTTCATTTCTCCATATGGATCGTAATTCATATTAATCAAGTTTTAAAGTCACGTTAAACGATTGATCTTCTGGCGTACTTATTTCTGTCTTGTCTGCGATCTTTAAGTAACGAGTAACAAGTCCTTCCTTAAGTTGACCAGCATGAGCTCCGTCCATTTGTTGTTTTCGTATTGTATCCTCAATTGTTTCGACGACCGTCTTGAAATCTTCGTTTACTTCGACATTAATTCCCTCAGCAAGTTCCTTCCTTAGCTTTGCACGGAAGTTTCGAAAGTAACCTGTACTGCAATGCATGTAGAGACAAAGACCTTCCCATGTATATGGGACTTTGCACGTCACTGTATCTGCAATAACTGTTCCTTGATAAGTTCCAACGACATCGCGTCTTTGTAAATAAGTAGCTTCGTCTTCTGCTTTAAAGTATTCGCAGGCAGCTTCCCACATTAAATGAGGGGAGGAGAATAGCATGCCTCTTCCATGTTTGCATCGACGTTCCCACCATTTATTTCCTTCGTTTGCCATAAGATAAAAAATTATAGGATAAGGTTAGGATAGATTAATGGTTAATGAATTATTTTTTAGAATGGTAAATCGTCTGCACATTCGAATTGATCTGCTTGTTTCTGGTAACTTATATTAGTTGTTGTTGCCTGTTCCTGTACTGGAGCTTGTTGACTCTGTTGCGAATTATTACCACCTAATAGCTGGCAAGCAAATACACGCAGAGTAAGAGTCGCGCCTTTGCTGCCATCCTGGCGATCAAACATTTTTAAATCAGGTGTTCCTTCCAAAAATACCTTAGTACCCTTCTTAAGGTATGGAGCAATTGCAGTTGAATCAGTCCACCATGCACAATCAACCCATGTAGTTTTTTCTTTTTTTTCGCCCTGAGCATCTTTGAACGTTTCGGTATGTGCGCAGGAAAAATTTATAACAGTTTTCCCGCTCTGTAATGTATTTACAATTGCGTCTTTACCGAGATTGCCAATTAAAAACATCTTAATCATAAAAATAAATATATGGTTGAATAATTAAAAAAGTTTTGATAAGCCAGAATTTGATTCGGTTAATTCAATTGGCTTCGGTTTATTAAAAAACTGCAATGTTTCAAACTTTTGTACACAATTCATTTTCTTAAACATCGCCTTAAGTCGTTTATACAGTTTCCTCGTTTGCACTTTTGGTCTTCCCACGGTTTCTTGTTCTGCTTTGCGCCTTAATTGTTTTGCAAGTGAATTTCGCATATACGTGAACGTTTAATGTTATAGACAAAAAAATGTCGCTGTAAATATACAGCAACATTTAAATAAAGACCAAATGGATTTAAAAATATATTATCCTAATATTCTTTTGCATAAGAATGAATGTTTTATTGGCTCGCCATTTGGTTGCCCTGTTCCGCCATTAAGATAATTAACAAGAGCCATTGCCCGGCTCTTGTTAATCCCTTCTTCTATTTTTCTGCTCGAATGATTATCTTCAAAAACAACATCCCATTTACCGGGCTGATTTATAGAAGGTTCTTAGTGTGTGCATGCGTGTTCATTTTTATTTAAAGAATATCTTTTTATAAGATCGGTGCATACCGGGCCAATAATTGTCGAAACTAATAATTCATTACCATCTATTTCTTTTTTCAGCCAAATTATTAATTGTCTAAACATTTCATCAGTACAATTTTCCATAGCAATACCAATAGCCATGCCGATAGCGGTAGAATGAAAATTAACGTTTCGAAGGTATACCTTAATAAGGTATTCTGTTTGCTTGTTCATGTATTTTTGATTTTGGTGATGGATGAATAATGTAAATAAAAAAACCGGATATAGAGAATATCCGGTTTGCCTGCATATTAGCCAGAACAAGAATTTTGCAGGCATGAGCATTAAAGCAATTTTACGCGTGTTGTTGTTCTTTAGTGCGTTTACGCCATTCGCTAACCTGCCTGTAAACTGTGCTTTTGTTGAATCCCATTTCAATTATTTCCTGTACACTCTTGCCTTGCTGTGCGAGCTGAATAATTTGTGCTACTTTACCAGTTCCGTTTTCCGGGTTGCTTGTTGTGCCTTTCTTTTTCATCTCAGGTAATGGCCTACTTGTGTAGAAAAGCTCCTCCTTTTTTTCAGGTTTAGGTTCAATATTATCGTTATCATTCCTGTGGTTCCAACGCCATGCATCGGCGAAACGCTTAGCCACCCATTCTTCCACTTCGGCATCTTTAACAATAGTGTCAATTAATTCCTGGACGGGTGCTTTGCCGTTATCCGCTTTTAATAGTGTTTGAATCTTAACAGACTGTACATGTGTAACGATAATTCGATTTGGTCTTGCCATAGCGGTAGATTATGAGGTTATTTAAAAGAGCTAAAAACTACATAGCCTGCTTTTGATGCTACGCCTAACGAATGCCATGCCTGACATTTCTGCGAACTATGTAGTTTTATGAACCCGGTTTAGGTTCGACCCACGCCCCTACATAACAACCTTTGTTCGGTTGCTACCTTTATTCGGTCAGTTATGTAGTACGTCACCGGATTAACCAGCCTTGCCTTTCCTACATACCCAGAGGTTTAAGGTTCGGCCCTTTGTTGGTATGGGATCACTACGCGTTGGCTACCTGTTCGCGGTACTGGCGGTACACTGTGTTTCTGTTATAACCTGCGTCGATAATTTCTTTTTGTGTAAACCCTTTCATACCAAGTTTAACAATCTGTTCAATGGTTCCAAGGTTTTTACCCTTGAAAGTTTTCTTGGCGAATTCTTTCGCAGTCATGCGACCTTTACGAGTTTTTTGAGCTTGTGACATAAGTGAATTTTTAATTTATGAATAAATAAAAATTGCAGGGGTTTCGAGGGATATGCTTAGCAGTCCTTGTCAGCTGCCCCTGCGTTTGTTTGATATATTAAAGATAAGAACTTTTTTAATTGCCTCCAAATCTATTTCTAATAAATTTGAATAAGTTATGAACATTTTAATAATACACGCCAGAGTTTTATTATACCAAAGATAAGCTCGAAATCAATATATTCCAAATTTTTAGAAAACTTTTTGTTCAAAATTATGAACATTTTATGGTTCCCGGTTTAGGTTCAACCATACGCCTTAATGCGAGCCGGGAATAGCATTTTTTATGCCAAAGATCGACGATGGTTAATTAATTTCGCTTTAAGTAAAGAAACATCTTCCTCGCGTTTCTTCAATGCCTTTTCGTCTTCTTTGCACAATTTTTCTATATCATCTTGAGTTGTTGTCTTATCTGTAACATGCTTTAACATGTTAGATAAAAATTTCTGGCTGTGCTCCTTTGAGGCGATTGGTAATTCGCCTAATCCTTCGATTAATAAATCAATTTCCTGCTTGTTTAACTGGTGAAGATCCATGTTGTTGTATTTTTTGATTAGAAAATAAATTATCATCCTTAAGCATACAATAAGTTATGATAAGCATAACAGTTAGAATGAATACCCAAAATAGAAGTATTCTATTCATTAATGCATGAGAAGGCGGATTATCCCAATTTACTTTTTTCATAAAGGAAAATATTAAATCTTCGAATAGCAAATAATGCTTGCTCTTTTGTTAAGTTCATAAGGGCAGAATTTATTGGCCGCTTATACCCTTATATAATACGGCCAATGATTAATTAAATTTCGTACACGCTATGCTCGATAGCATACTCGCGCTTAAGTTCGCCATCCACATACCAATGAATACTGAAATTTGTTTGCTTGTCTTCTTTCAAACCAATTTTAACTGCTGTGAGTAAACGCTGATCATAATATAGTCTTGCATCTTCCTCGCTATCAAATATGCATTCGCCCTGATAGCCTTGATCGGTATACACTTCAACCATGTGCTTTTTTGGAAGTTCCTGTGTAACTTCATCGTTAGTACTTGGTTCGGCATGTTGTTTTTCTTTTCTTGGCATAATTGTGAATTTTGATTTTTTTATGAATAAATAATAACTCCGCTGGTTTAATGGTGCTTCACAATGGATGTACCACTTGGGTTATAGGTTCCCTTGTGTTTTTTAACCAATGAATCTAAATTTATTGGGTTAGGGAAACTATCTGCCGGGAATGGTTTATTGTCGATAATAATGGTTATAGGAGTCGGCAGAGTTTCTTTTTGACAAGAGGTTGTAATAGTGGTTACAATAATGAATGAGATAAAAATGCGTTTCATAAATTCTGTTTTTTATTTTTTTAGAATGAGTAACCGCAATCGGGGTCGAACCGATATCTTCGCATTAAAAATAGCTACAAACTTATGTCAACGCTCTACCCTTGAGCTATGCGGTCAATTAAAGAATAATGCCATTGTTTAAGATATCCTTATTAGTTGGTCTAAAACTTTGAGATCCAATGAGTATATTACTATTATCTTCGAAATAGACCTTAATAATTCCATAAACACTATTGCCAATATATTCGCAATTAATAACCTTTCTGCCGTCTATGTGCTGCTTTCCTATTAATCTTTTCTTATAAGAAAGATTGTGTTTTTCTTGCAATGCAAGACCTTTGGCGGTTCTATTCTTATGCATTCCTAGTCATTTTTGATATCTTGTTCGGTAATAAATTCAATCGCTTTGTCCCGTGTAAGACCTTTCTTTTTCATAACACGCTGCACACGTGCTTCGTAAAGCTCAAATCCATAATAGGAGGTCGCGGGTGCCCTACGCAACTTTTCGTATTCGCCACATTGCCTGTATACTGTACTTCGATTAAAACCTGCCTTTACAATTTCGCTTCGCGTATAACCAGCACGGTATAGCCGAAGTATGGTTACAATCTTACCAGAGCCTTCTTCTTCCCCTTCTTCTGCACGATCCGCCAACCTTGCAAGGTATTCCTCACAGGTTATTTTTTTATTGCTGGCTGGCTTAACTTGCTTACCTGCTCCCGGCTTAACGCCAGTTTCGATTATTAATTTTGCGCCTGACATAATTATATTATTTTAATTCTATACCTAATTCTTTTTTGATTTCTTTTTTCGTAAATCCGCCAATCCAAAGTGTTTTGGCAAGTTCTTCCTTACTAATTTTTTTACCCATATCTTTGCAATTATTTTTAATTCTTTTAATTGCGTTTTGTATCGATGTTTGTTTCATGGTGTAAATATAGGCTCGAATTTATTAACCTCCAAACTTTATCACAAATATTTTGAAATATTTTCTACCGATTTGATAGTCAAAGAGCCGTGGTAAATATAACCCTCGAAATCGTAAGGAGTAAAATAACAAACTTCTTCTTTGCTATTTTTGGCAACGATATGTCTTTTTGTAAAAGATGTAACAGTATAATCTTCATAGCAGAATGTAAAAACAGAATTAACTTTTAACAGATTTGAGTTAAAATAAGCGGGCCTAAAATTTGTTTTTGTCATATGCTTTAATTGTATACCAAAGATAAGCTCGATACAACTTGCCTCCAAATATTTTTTGAATATATTGGAGGCAAGTTACGAACACTTGCTATCGAATTTTTAGCACAGGTCTACCAAAAATACTATCATGGCTAATTTCATTAGATAAAACCTTCTGTTCTAATGCATTACATTGATCGATTAATGTCTTTGTCCATGCCTTTTTCCCCTCCCTTCTCTCTATGCTAAATAAATAGCTACGGTATTCTCGAATGCATATTGCTATTAACATGAGTTCGTTTTTGCTAACAGGCATAGCAATGGTTTCTTCGCTGCATTTTAAGGAAGCCATTATTTGTCCAACTACTTGGTTATTAGAAACTTCTGCCTCATATTCACCCATAGCTATTTTTATCATTTGCGCAACAATAGGAGCTGCTTCATTAATGCTTATATCAAATGATATGGCTACATCGTTAACAAACCAGAATGCATTTTCTGGTATAAAAGCGGGGCGAAAATTTGCGGCGGATAGCCGATTATACATTCGTAATAATTCGTCGGCAGAAGGTATGAGTTTTTGTGACATATTTTAATGGTTTATTGGTGACAAAATTGTTTCCACGTGGAACTTTAGCAATGCAAATCGCTTAGGCGGATTTTAACATCCACGGTCTTGCCGAGTATAGAGCTATAGCCATAAACGAAAGTATTTGTAACTTTCCTAATATTTGAATCGTGCAGACCGAGATAGGTTACAAATCCTATGGTTGTTTTTGTTTTGTCTTCTACAAAAACATATGCACGATTGTTGCCAAAATTATTTGGATTGAATGGTTTACCACTTAAAAATTCTTCGCGTGTCATATATCTTAATTTAAAATGGTTAAAAAATAGGGAGCGGACACAGCCAAACTGTCGGCCAAACCCTGTACGTCCCTGTAATTATTTAATCTCAACACAAAATTCACCACATGCCCAAAAGAACCGATTACCATAGCAAACACCCTGCATTGGAAAGTTAGGATCGTTCACAATATTAAAACGCTTATGGTTGCGTATCATAACCTCTGTAATCTTTTTACCATTATGGCTAATGTGTCTAGCGATACTACCAACCGGAAACATTTGTTTAAGTTGGGCCATTATCGGTTCGAGCTGCGAAGTAGTATAATTTGTGTGTGACATTGTTAACCGTTTTTGTTAGAACAAATATACATCGCATATTCGCACACTCCAAACATTTTTACTGCTTTTTTCGAAAATACCAAAACGCCATCATAAAAGCAAAAACCACCTTTCCGGGTGGCAAAATGTATTAGGAACCATATATATAATATGGTATCAGCTTAATATTTGCTTTTCTGTGAATACTTTAGCCGTAGGCCACTGCTCGCGTATCGCCATAAACATATCATAACCAATACCGCCCAACTTCGCATTCCCAATAAAATAAACTTCTTTTGGTTTTTTGGTGATGGTGGTTAATAAGTTTGATATAGCTGTAATTCTTTTCTTATCATATTCGCATGCATATATATGAATAGCATGCCATTCGTACATATTTATTTCTTCGAGATGCATGCGAGCATATGTAAATGCTATAACGTCCCCGTCTAAACGATCAATATATTTCGCTACCTTATCTGCATCATTAGTTGCAAATGTTCCACCAAGATTTATCAGGCAATGTGTTTTCATAATTCATTTTTCAAAACATCCTTTACAATAATCGAAACTTCATGGTCTGCCTTCCCAAATGATAATTTTTCAGAAACACCATAATCGAGCTCGCCTTCTTCGTTAACACCATGTATAACCATCATTCCATTTTCAATCATCCGTTCTATTATCTTAGGGAACCATTTATCTAACAAGCTTTCTTCATGTAAATCTATTTCGTGCTCAATTTCGAATAAAAATGCATGCCTCGAAACAAGCCCTATTAAATGTGGCATAGTAAGAAATAATTCGGCCATAAAATTAATTTTGTACGAATATAAATAAACAAATTTATCAAATCGCAACAAGCGATTAATTTTATCCAATGTTGGGATAGGGGGTTACGGCCGAACCATCCAGCCATTCTCTCGAATTTTAATTAACATTTCCGCTTCGCATGACAAAGGTTCGCCTGCTAAAATCCTTCCTATTATCGAAACCCATTTTTTAAATGTCCGGCATTCATAGAATATAGCACCCTGTTTTGTCGCTGCACGTATATACTGTTCCTGCGCATCTGTTATAAGGTTAACGCCAACCTTTAATTCTATTATATAAAGCCGATTCGCCCAATTAAAATGCATATCGCATACACCCGGTATAACACCCATTGCTTTAAATTGTGCAGCCTGCACAATTTTACGATCGCCGCCATTTGGAACATGCCATATTACACGACGAGTTTCTGGGAGAAATTGCCAGCTCCAATAAAAGCAACATTCTTGTAATAAATCTTCTCGCTCAAAAACTCTTTCCAAATTATCAAGAAAAAATTCCGCTTCGGATTTATAAAATTTCATAAGTTATTTTTTGATGTTATTAATACCTGTGAGCATTACACGAACTTTATTGGATTGTTCTTCTAGCCTATAAATACTAAAAACCTTTTCGTCTTTATTCTCCTTCATTATACGAAACATATACCGTTTGAATAGGGTTGGGTTCTGCACTTCATAGAAGTCCCATTGCTCTACGTAATAAAATTCATTATAAATCCTTTCCGCTAAATCATAATCTTCTTGTATGAATTCTTTTTCGTAACGGTGATGGTGTTTATGCAAATAGCTCATTATTTAAATTTTTATTGTTAATCGATACAAAAAGTCGAGGGCACAAACTTTTTAGACACTTTTATACTTACATGAATTATTAAGAACTAATAGTTTAAAAAAACGAGGGAACATTGGGAACATTTGGTAACAAACTTTAGTAGACACATAATTGTATATAAGAATCAATGCGAATGGTAGTAAAGTAACATGGGAACAAATGATTGTAACAAACTATTGCGTATAGGATTTTAAAAAGCATTTTAATGCCCTGCATGTAAAAAAGCACATGCATAAAAAAGTTGTGTATAAAGTAAATAACGTATGTAGGGACACTTTGTTACCTTGTAGCCTCCTAAAATATCTTGTTTATTCTTAAAGAAATATAAGCAAAAAATGTGTCTACCAAAGTTTGTTACCTTTTTTAAAAGCTTGTGCCCTCTTGCATTAGAATGGTAAATTCTTGCGCTCGAAATATTTTGCACGCCTGTTGATGCCATTTTCTTTTATTAATTTATCTTTGATAAAAATAAACCCAATTAAATCGCTCCATTCGTCTATCGCCTTATTTAATTTAATCATGTTACCTCGCATGTTGTGAGGGAAATTATTTTCATTGCAATAATTATCATACATCTTTTTAAATTCATCATTTTCGATAGTTCCTATACTTAACCAATTTTCGTAATTCTCTTTTATATAACCGGACATGATTTTCCCAAATGTTTGCTCGAATTGTTTAATCTTACCTCCATCGCTTAATGTCATTGGTTTTAATTTAAGCCCCCCTTTAATCCAATTTTGAATGCAGAGCAAAATTAAATTATCATATCCAATCCAATCTTTTTCTTCCCAAATAGTAGGGAACATCCCGCCAAAGTAATTATCAATTCCTCCATTTAAAGTAAAAAATTGCGTGAATTCTATCGGTATAATCCTACGCTTCAATCCTCCATCTTTTGTCTCGTAACTGTAATTAGTGCTCATTATAAATTTGCACATATTTTCGCAAGGGATTATTACTTCGTCTTTATATAATTTCTTTAAAGTTGCTGTTCCTGTGCTTAAGTCTTTTAAGAAAAGAAAAGAAAAGTTTTGTGGCACATCGCTAACATTAAATATTCTTTCTCCATTCCACGCTTGCAAAAATTTCTCATCAAATTTAACTTGCTCTCCCGGCTTACTACAGAAAGTAGTTGTTAAACCGAGAAGATTAACAAATAGATTTTTCCCACTGCCGCCACCTTGTTTTGGATCTGGGCATTCTTCTACCTGGACAATAATATAACCGGTTGTAGAATCTTTATATTCATGCGAAAGATAACCAAGTATTTTCTGTATGTAATCTTCGCATTGATTATACCTACATGCGAGTTCTAGAAATTCAATATATTTCCCGCTTACCTCCCCGAAACGGAAATCTCTTTGCTGGATTCTTTCATAAAAAATTAACCCTTTTAAATCTTCGTATTCTTTTAATTCCATCCTTTCGCTAGTGATTTTTACAAATCCATTTTGAAAAAATTTATAGCATTCTGTTCTGGTGTCTTTTAATAATAAATTTTCATCCAATAATGGAAGGTGTTCAATCGTATGCTTGCCATGCTTTTCATGAAATGCATCAAAGGAATTTGCAATTTCTTTATAATCTTCGTCTTTAATATACTCCCTAATCGCATCATATAGGTGACGAGATTTTCGCTTATGAATAAATTTCCCTTCTATTTGTATTAGATCACCTAAATAGAATCTATATCCTAAACCAGAAAGAACATTCTTTAAATCTTCCCTATTAATTTCAATATTCCCCTTTTCGTTATATTCCCAAAATATGCCATATGGCATATTAACTATTAAATTCTCCTGCAATTGTTGCAGCGACTCTTTTGCATTCTGGCTAATATTTGCCGGTAATGGTTGGTTATTAATAACAGCATGTTTAACTAATTCTTTTTCTTTATTCGCTTTAATCTTTCCATAACCAGAATTAACTAATTCGATAAATAATTTTTTCTTATCTCCATTAAATTCTAATTGAGCGCGAACAGTTGATGCATTATACCGTCTTTCGTTTTCAAATTCGCAATTCGTTGTGAAGAATTGATACAGCATCGTCTTTGTAAAAAAAACAGCATGTATTCCCTTACTTTTGCTGCCTGGACGGCTGAAGAAAATTCTTTCTGCATTCCTACTATGAAATGTCCAGCCATTTTTTAAAAGCACTTGTTCCGCATCATTGCTCTTATTAAATGATTCGAATGGATTTTCGCTATAATAGATATTATCCTGCTTACTTGGCTTATAAGCATCTTCTTTTAAAACCTGATTAAAAGACGTGCAGATACTTATTAAATCTTCTCTTTGCTGCCATGTTAGAATAGGGATTGGCACATCGTTAATAAGCTCATATCCATCTGTCGGATAAGCTGCCAAATATCCGCCTTCGCCTCTCGTTTCAATAAAGCATCTTGTCTTGCTTTTAGGATTAATTGCAAGCTCTTCTTCAGTTGCTAGACGTAGAGCAAGTTTTTTATTTGGTGGGATAACTCCTTCTTGAATACGGTAGATTATGTGGTAACCGCCACTTGGAGTTTTTGCAATCTTAAATTTAATGTCTGGGAATTGTTGCTTTATTGCTTCGAATAATGGTTTAAGAATTTCTGTATTATATTTACTATCAACATCAATTCCTTCCATATTCTTACTAATCTTCCCACATATAGTCGCAATAGCTGTTGTCTCAAATTTTTCAAGAAGAAAAAATAATTCACTTTCGCTACAAATGCGTTGTTGATATTCTTGCCAACGCATTTTAAAAGGGCTTTTCTTTGTATATACTTTACCATCTGGCGAAGTTTCATCTTTATCACGTATAGGAATAACAGATATACCATCTGCAAGAAGTTTCTTACATTGGTTCCATAGGTTCGACATCGTATTCTGCATAGACAAAAAATCCGGTTCATAGAAGTGGAACCGGAAGAAGAACTTTGTTTATGGTATTAATAAGATGGAGTGTATTTTTTAATAATATTCAATAGATTCGGCGGGGTGAAATATGGCCCTTTTAGAACTTTCCCATCTTCTCGATAGATAGGTTTACAATCTTGGTCAAGCTTCGACATATTAGAACGATGAACTTCAGAAAATGCCTCTTTTAATAATCCGCCCATGCCATGTTCCAATGCCGTGCCATAAATAACATAAAGAAGATCGCACAACCCATCCACTATCCCAACCTTATCCCCTAACTGCATCGCTGCGCATAATTCGTTTAATTCTTCACGCATAAGTTTTTCGCGCAATAATACACGTTCTGTTGGCGGGAGAACAGGGTAGGCATAAACTGGACATCCGTAAGCGTTATGAAAAATTTCTACCATTTCTATTTCATTCGGAATTTTACAACTCATTTTATTTTATTTTGTTTTGAAATTTTAATAATTTTGACAGGAATATTTTTTGCTTTTGCGATAGCAATCATATTTAAAGTTCCTCTGCTTTCCCCATCCCAGAAAGCAACACAACCATCCGGAGTAGGCGAACTTACAGCCATTTCTTCATTTCTTTTTGGCCCTGCACCTTTGCCATATTTTTGCCATTTTGCATGAAAGATTGTGTTTTTTAATTCGCGATCATGAGCATACATTTCTGCTACTTGGTCTACTCCTGGACATCCGCCATCAATAATTTCTACATCTTTTTGATTTATTAATAATGCATCTAATTTCTTATAAATAAAAGACATATCGTTAAACCACCTGCTTCCACAAATAATTACACGAAACATATTAATCGCATTTTTGAGTTGATCTATATTTTGTCCAATGTAACCAACCTTGCTTCGTCCAAAAACCCCATTCTCTTTTCTTGCGAAACATAATCACAAGTGTTGTGCATGGTTTTTCTTTCCAAAATTCTTTTGCAACTCTATTTGTATCAAGCGTTAAGCTATGTTTCCATTCTGCAAACCTGAACAAAATATTGCCAGCTCCAAACCATCGGCAATATTTTTGATTAGGATACTTTTCCTTAAACCATTCCAATTCCGGCCCGCTCAAAACTTGTTCCGGATCTGTGCATTCCCAATAACCGCCTTTTAATATGATGCTAAGAAAATTCCATTGATGATCATGCAAGCAATCATTATCACTAAGAAGAATTTTGTGGAGGACAATTTGGAAGAGCTTGCATTTAATAAGATATGTACGAATTAAATATGGCGTACCATCTTCGCGTGTGATTATTTTTTTTTGGAACATTCTTAATAATTTTCTTTTAAATAAATATCAATTTCTTCTTTTTGGCTTGCGTCAAGAGGTAAGATACAAGCATTCCCTGCAATAGAATGCATTATAATATCGTTATTATTTTCTAAAATAGAATCGCATAAATCTTCTAAATCAAGATTAAATTTTTGCTGAGTAATGTTATGATAGAATATATATTGTCCCATAAATTTGTTTTAGCAGATTATAAAAGTAATATTTTAAAAAATATTCGTGCAAATAAATTTTATTAATTGAGGACAAAATTAGTAAATCCAATTCCGCCATCGCTCTTTAATTGCCAATCTACCCATGCAGGTTTGTAATCCATTTCCTTCGCATATTCCATAAGGTAACCGGGTTGTTGTTCTTCTCTAGTTCTTGCAATCCTAGCAGCGAAATTTTTCTTATTTTTCAACTTTGCATATATAGCGAGCTCTGCCGGTGTTAATTCGCCTATTCGTTTTTTTGCTTCAACAAGTTTAGAATATGTCTCAGTAATTTCGATTAATTGACCTACCTCTAATGGTATATCCTTCTTCTCAAATTCGTATCCACAATTAGGACATTTTGAAATTGATACGTTTACAATAAATTCACATTGAGGACACATCTTCACAGCAGCAACCCCTTCTTTACTTTTCTTTGGCATTTTCCATAATTCATCCCATTCTCTGTCGCTATCCCATAATCCAAATCGAAGATAATTCGCTCCATAATCTAAGACAGTAAAATATTTTTTTATTCTTTCTTCGATTGGCAAATGCCTTTCGCAATCTAAAACCCTCCCTCCGCGCCCAATCATTTGTAAATAAAGTGGTAATGAAGTTGTTGCGCGTCGAAGAACAATTAAATCAATTCTATCGTAATCGTAACCTTTAGTCATTGTGCCGACAGAAACAGCTATACTAACCTGCTCTTCTTTTGGTATTTGGATTTTAGAAAGCTCTGGGTGAAATTTCTTTAAACGCAAATCGAATTCTTTATCATTGCATTTATAATCTTTGCTATTCTTATGTAATGCCACACATTTAAACCCATTCCTGTTAAGCTCATTAGCGACAATATTGCAATCTTTTACAGAAGCAGTATAAATCATGCATTTATCGTAATTTGCATTTTTTAAATCTTCGATAAGTCCTTCAAATACTTTTGCATTTTGAAAAGCCGCTTCCTGGGATGCTTCTGTAAAATCTCCATTTTGTATCACAAGTTTATTAAAATCTGCTCCAACACGTGCAAAATGTTTATAGCCACATAATCTTCCACTTATAATTAATTCATGAGGTTGAGGCCCGACAATTATATCATTATATAACTCTGGTAAATGTTTTGCCCATCTTGCATCCGGAGTTGCAGTAAACCCTATGGCAAAAGAAGAATTTTTTTCTTTAAAAGGTTTTAATAGTTTGGTAAAATGTCCCATGTGCGCTTCGTCGCAAATAATTAATAAATCTTCCCCAATTTCTAAAAGTTGATCTATTAATTCTGTTCTATTAGAAAGGGTTTGCGCCATCGCAATATAGATCGAATTTCTATGAATATAGATATGATGGTTTTCGGGATTTATTAATTTTGCATCTGTTTCATTAGAAATCTGGTTAAATATTTTTTTCGACTCTGTACAAATTAGAACAGTCTTTCCTTTTAAAATTGCGCTTTGAGCAATATTGATGAAGACTTTACTTTTTCCGAAACCAGTTGCGGCACATGCGATCATCCATTTTTTTTCGCGTAAACATGGTCGTATTTTATCTATGAAAATTATTTGATCTTCGAATAAAGCCATAATTATTCGCTTAAGATTTGTAATGCTTGGAGGATAAAAAAAGAACCCTGTTTATTAATTGAAGATTCAAAAGCCTCCATTAATAACTGAAGTTGAAGATTGGATGGAGTTTTGAAGTCAATTTTTCCAATTCCGCAATAAATTCTATTGTCGCATTTCATTTTTTTAACATCTTCCAATTCATCTTCTAATTCATCTACAGTTTGTTGTAAAGATTCAATCACATCATCCCCTTTATCTGACAATAGTTGTCTTACTGCATCTATTCTGTTTTTTGATTCCTTAAATAAAGACTTTAAAGTTTCAAGAGCTTGTTGCTGTTCTTTGTTCATAATTTTACTTTTTTTAATTAATCAACATTATAGCTGCCATGAAAGTTTTGTTATTATCTGTCATATAATAACGATCGTTCTTTTTTCCTGGATAAAAATGAATCTGTTCACTTGGAAGAACTTTAAGAATACGATTAATTGTTTCAGGGTTAAATTTAAAATTTCCCGAACCATCAACAATGTCCAAATAACTATCTGTATTTACTTCGTATTTGCTATCGATAATTTTTAATTCTAACCTATACAAATTCGCATTCCATGTTGCTTCTAATGCTTTGCTCTTACATGTATTAATGCAATAAGTATTCCATTTAATTAAGAGAGATTTATTTATATAGAAGGAAACGCCTTTCTCAAATTCTGGTAATTCAAACTTAGGTGGTAATTCGACAAATTGAATTTCGCTTTTACTAAAACCAAAAAGGGTTGTATTTACTTTAAAAAGATCATAGCTTGAATTATTAGAATATTCGCATGCAGGTAGTTTTGAAACAGACATTGCTACCTGTTTTCTTAAAACAATTGTTGGCAAATCTTCTTCAAAAAATTTCCAATATCCTACACTCGCATCGCTCCCTGCCACAGAGCCGCGGCCAACAAAAACGCTATTCCTTAAACCAGAGATTTCATCATCAAAAACAATCTCGGCACATGTTCCAATCGCGTCTAAAACCCCTTTTGAAATAGAATGCCATTTTTGAATCATCTCCAATTCTAATCGAGGATACATATTTGAATTTTCTGTTGGGCTTTGAGTTTTATGTCTTCCATCCTCAATTGTAATCCGAAGACCAGAAATTTGAAAATTTATAAATTCTGCATCGCTTAGTTCCGTAAAGCTAAAGAGTGTATTTTCATCTACTAAGAAAATGCAATCTTCGCTATCGTTTGGTGTTGTTTGCATTACAAACGCTTTCAAATTGCTTTTTGTCATGCAACAAAAATCTCCCTTAACTTCAATTTTAATAAACGAAAGAACTGGATTAACTTGATCTGCTTTCGTAATCGCAGAAGCATTTTTTTTAAACGATTCTATATCGATCCTTTTTATTCTTGCTTGCATAATTAAAGTTGTTCAAATTTTTTCATTAATAAATCTCTGGCATCTTTATATTCATTGATATAAATAGTCCACTTATTTATTTTTTCTTTTTCTTTACATGCCTCTAAGACAAACATTGCATCTTTTATCTTCTTCTTATAAAAGATTATATTTCGCCTAATAGATGTGGCAGCATTTCGTAGTGCAACTTTATTTTTATATTCTTCCGTACCTTTATTATAATGGCTCGCGCACCATTTTTGAAGTTCTTTATATTGCTGTTCTGTCATAGTTTAATATTGAATTTTTGTTCAACTTCTTCTTTTGAGATATGAAGTTCTTGAATTTTTGCATCTGCATAAGCATCATGAAAAATAACAATATAAGTACCGAAGCCATCTGGTATAACAGTAAAAACAGAATCTTCGTAATGGCCTAGAAATTGCCGAACAACAGGAGGAGTTATTTCTCGTAACATATAATATGAAGGATTTATTTTTTTTGGAATAATATTTTAAACACCAGTCTTTTTATTCCATATGGATATATGCAGGCGATCGCTAAAACGATATTGATTTTGTTTGCAGAGTTCAACAACTAATTTTCTTGTTATGGCTAATGATTCCACGCTATCTCCGGCAGGCATAAGCATAATATTAGAAGGCTGGATGAAGTTATATTCCTCAAGCATAGGGATAAGATCTTCTTCTTTACTTATAACAAATTTGAAAATCTTCTTTCTGCCGTATGTTTGAATGGTATTACAGGCTACTTCATTAACCCTCCTATTAAAACTCATGCCACTATTCGGTAGCTTTGGTGAAACATTCCAGTAATCAACTTTATCTAAAAGAATTGGATATGGTATAATGGTACCATTAGTTTCAATTTCAATAATAGGAGTGAATTTATAATTGTTCCTAAACCAATTAAGAAAAAGAATTATAGTATTTTGATGCATTAAAGGTTCGCCCCCTGTTATAACTAAATGAGCGCCATGTGCAAGATAATAGATTTGTTCCTCGTTAAATATATTCTCAAATGATTTAACCCTACCCTTCTTCCAAACTTCTATTGTATCGCAAATCCAATCAGCAGATTTGCATAGAAGATTGCAACCTGCGAGTCTTAGAAAAACAGATGGTATACCTATTGTTTGACCTTCACCTTGTATCGAATAAAAAACTTCACTTACAATTAATTTATATATTTCTTTCATTAATTAAGGAATTTTGAATTTTGAAGAATTTAAATAAGATGAAGAACCATAATAAACCGCCAGCGAATTTTATATTTATTTGGAAGAATATTACTAAAGGATTTATGTGTGAAAAAGCTGTTAGCTGGAAAACAATACTATCGAATATAATAGCTAATAAATCGCTTATGTTTACTTTCATAAACCAAGATCTACTCTTATTTATTTGATAGAAAATTCCTGCAATTACTTGTGCAGAAGTAAAACCAAGAATTGAAGCCAAAGCTATATCTTCGCTCTTTTGATTAATTACATAAGTCGTTATGCATGCAAGAAATGTAAGCAAGAATAAGCGTATTATAAGTTGTTTCCCTTTCCATTTTTCATGCAAAATACATCTTATTACAAAATCAAAAGGGATAAGAATAAAGCTACTAGCTAAAAGAGCATAAACGCCAAAAAACTGAATAAGTAAATTGGCGCTTATGATAGAAATAAAATAAAGTAGAATCAGAAATTTAATTTTCATTTATCCTTGAACGTTAGCAACATCGGCTTCTGCACTTGCCGATTGCTTAGTGGCTTCTGCAGCCGCTTTTTCTGCTTTTGCTTTTTCTGCGAGTTCTTTCTTAGTTGGGGCTGGAGGTTGAGGAGGATAAAGATCCGGATTTGCTTTTTTGTATTTTGAAACCTGAATGCTGATTGTAGTTGGGTGAAATGTTTCAAAGATGGGATTGCCATCTTTATCATTTTCTCCTGTCGGAATTTGCTTACCATCTGCATCCAAAACATACATTGCAGCGATTTCTTTATTTGTTTTTCCTGATTTAAATGCATCCAAGATTTGTTTAATCTTGCCGGGTGCCTTCGGGGTTTCTTTAGGCGCTTCGGTAGCTTTAGAATTTTCAATTGCTACATTTGCATCAATAGTTTCTGGATTATTTTCGGCTGCAACTTCTGCAACACTTTTACCAGCTGAGAGTTCTTTTTGTAATTCTGCTTTTGATTTCTTTGCCATGATTAAATATTTGGTTTTTTTATTTAATAGAATGTAAATATACGAAGTGTCTTTTTTAACGAACAAATAATTTTTGTCTTCCAAAAAATATTTTATCCTATACCCATCCACGTTCTTTTGCTTCGCGATATCCTTTTGCGCGAATAATTGATGCAGGGTTGTCTTCTTTTCCCATACCCCATTCGTTCCTGTGATCATTTCCGTTATAATCTGTCATCGTATGTTCCAAAACAATTTCCAAGCAACCAAGTTCTTTTGCAAGTTTAAATGTTTCTGCTTTTGTAAGATACATTAATGGGGTATGGATTTTAACCATCCCTTTATACATTCCGTAAATACCTAAGCTTAATGACATTTCCATTGCATTAATAAACTCTTCCCTACAATCCGGATATCCAGAATAATCAGTCTGACAAATGCCTGTTACTATATCAGTAATGCCGAGTTTATGGCCGTAGCTCGCTGCTACAGTTAAGAACAAGGCATTACGACCGGCAGTAAACGATGCTGGAAGATTCGAGTTTTGTTCGTGAGAATGATTGTGGTTTAAATGATGATCCGTTAAGCTGCTGCCTCCTAATAGACCAGCACATGGAAAAATAATATATGGAACTTTAGCCATTTCTTCGGCTATTTTCTTTGCCTGAAAAAGTTCCTTTCTGTGTTTTTGGCCATAATCGAAACCGATTGCAGTTACTTCATCGAAGTTCGCTTTTGCCCAATAGAGGCAAGTAGTAGAATCTTGTCCACCACTTAAAAGAACGATTGCTTTTTTCATTTGAATTTATTTTTTAGAATGGTAAATCTTGATAGCAATGTAAACAATTATTTATCTTAAAAAAATCATCTTTTTCTCCACATCTACAATTTCTTTCATTCCCGCATTGCTTTGAACAATAATAACCTTCCGGCATTTTAACTATTGGATTTTCCTGAGTCTTTAATATCTCTTGCTCTTTTGTAAGTGTAACGGTCGCAGAACATTTTGATGTCTCAAATAATGTAAGCGAATACAAATACCAACCCGTTGTCTTTGTTAATCCTGATGCAATGACCGTAAGAAAATAATTCGCAATATTCTCGGCTGTTGGATTAAATGGAACATGCACAGTTTCTATAACCAAATCTTCATGTGGGAAAATATGTTCAAATTCCATCGCCAAAGGGTCTTTATCCCAAAGAATTGTCTTATGATCCCAATTTTTTTCCAGCCATTCGCAAAGAACATTTTTTACCTCACTAAAATCAGTAACTCTCCCAACACCATCCAAACATTGCTTTGGTTTAACAGTGAAAAGAAATTTATAATTATGTCCATGAAGATTCGAGCATTTACTCTCATGTCCATAAACTCTATGTCCCATGCATATTTCATGTTCACGGGTTATTGACATCGCACTCGGTTGTACTATGTTTATCATCTTTTATAATTTTTGTGAAACGTTGTTCGATTCTTAAATAAATTTCTTCGCCCGGTTTCATTTTAATAAGGCGGCGAGAGATAATAAACTCAATTGCAGATGGGTATTTTTCATCATTAAATACAAGAGAGTCTACACCATCTGCTTTTTCTATGATATAACCGTTAGAGACTTTTTTAACTTTTACTTCAAATTCTTCCCCCTCTCCCTCTTTAAAGTTTTTAACTTCACCGCAAATTTTTTCAAGCTCTTGTTTTCGTTTATTATTTTCCATTTGCTCGCGTTTAGCTCTCGACCAGTTCCCCATCTTGCAAAATTTTTATTCTTGCTTCTAAATCCTTTATATTATCCAATTCCTCTCTAATAAAGTTAAGAGTGTTTATTGTAAAGAATTTAGATTGGCTTATATGATAAATCCTATTTCTTGATCTTTGGCGAATTTTTGCAAGACGAAGAATTTCTCGTTTTGTAAAATCGAAATCGATCCCGCCAATAGTGATAATTTTTTTTTGTTTGCATAATTAGAAAAATTTTAATTGTGCAGTAAGGTAAGAAAAATCTTTTATCTTATTTACATCATTAAGGTGAGAACCGAATTTTTTATAAGATTCGACAGAAAAATAATCATATAAAAACCAGCGTTGTTTATTCTCAATATTATCCATATCGAAACCAAGCTGTTTTAAATATTCGCAAAATTCTTCTTCTTGAAATGTTTTAAAATTAAAACCATCCCAAAGAATTGGAATTCTGCCAAATCTTCTACCGCTCTTATAAGTCGAGCTATCAACAGAATACCATGGATAACGTTCCATCATTTCAAAGTTTGTCATTCCAAACCCATGAACACGAATTTCTGGAGCTTCCTTTAAAATAATACTCCATACTTCATCACAATACCGCATTATATTAGTGCTAAACACAAGGCCACCTAATGCGATATATGTATTACCCCTGTTAAGAAGATGATATAAATCATCTAAATTACCGCCTAAATGAAATGTTGGAATAGGGGATAATTTATAACAATTTTCCATATATCGAATATTCTCAATCGTTGCTTTTGCATTGCCTATTACATCCAATCCAGCATATGTTGCCACACCTGTTTCAATAATAAATTCACAGAATTCGTCGATATTTATTGGAACACCTTTTGTTTCTGCACTAAACGCTCCGCTATCAATAAATATATCGAAGCCTTTAGCGATATACGATTTAACAAGTTCTGCTTTCTTTTTAAAATAATGGTAAGAAAGCAACATACAATACGGAGGTTGTATTGTTGGAGCGCGCCCCTCTTCTTCGCTAGCAATGGCGGCATAGTATTTCATATTTATTTTCTTTTATTATTCATAGAGTCAAGAGCGGTCTGCAATTCTTTTTAGCTGGATATTTTGCTCTTGCATTAATTTTGATTGTCTTTCTAATTGTTCTAACTGCTTTTGTTCAGTTAATGCTTTCGATGTTTGTGGATTCAAATAAGTTATTAACTTTTTCACGAATTGCTATTTTATCAAATTTAAAAATTCTTGTCTTGCATTTACATCTGTTGAAAAAACACCTAGCATTTTACTCGTCGTTGTATTTGCTCCAGAAGCTTTAATTCCACGCATTTCCATGCACATATGCCGTGCATTTAAAACAACTGCGACTCCTATGGCATTCGTTGCATCCATTAAATGTTCGGCAACTTGAGAAGTAATACGCTCTTGATTTTGTAATCTTCTGCTGTAATGATCAACAAGTCGGGGCAATTTACTTATCCCCACTATTCTACCATTCGGAATATATGCAATAGAAGCAATGCCAAAGAAAGGAGCGAGGTGATGTTCGCACAGGGAATAGAATTGAATATCCTTTACAATAACCATTTCGTTCATTCCCTCGCTATTAAAAGATGTCATTTCGAACTTTTGTGGATTTAAAAATTCTTGCAAGAATTTAATGTACCGTTTAGGTGTATCTTTTAATCCTTCTCTGTCTACATTTTCACCAATAAATTCAAGAATACTTTTTACATCGTATTGAGCAAAATTTTCTTTCACATAATTATTAATATCCTCATTATTGTGCAACATAATTTTTATCTTATTTTTAATCTTCAATAATTTCGTATCTTATTTCTCCGCCTTCGTAATCTGGCCGCTCAATTAATAATTGCAAGTTATTTTTTTCAGCCCAATCCGCAATCTGCGATAAGCTATTTTTGTCCAAATAACTCGCGTCAAAATGGATTGTACGAACTTCGCCGAGTGTTTTTGCTGCGAGCTTAAGCGCCCCTATATATATCGCAGAACTGGATAGATTTTTCTTATCAAAAGGGAATCCATTGTATTTAATTCCTCCTGTAATATCATCAAATTCAAAACCTTCAGGCATATCTGCAAGGCGAATCATTTCGTCTTTATCTCGCAATATTGTTTGTATTTCTTCCTCGCAAACAATCGCATTTTGTTCTGCTTTTTCTAATTCTTTTTTTCGCTTAATTGCTTCTTCGTTTTCGATTTTATCAATGAGCTTTTCTTTTAGATCGTTTTTATATTTTTCGTCTTTCGGTTTTTTATCTTCTCTGTTGAGCCATTCTTCTCCTTTCTTAATTTCCAATTTTGTCTCTGATAACCCAATTTGTATTGCGGCAATTTTTTCTTCATATTCTCTTATTAATTTTTCTGCTGCAATGCAATTGGACTTTTTTTCTTCAACTTTCTCCTGGATGTTTTTATATTGAAGATTATGAGCTTCAATACTATTAATTTCTTTTTCTAAATTCAATATTTCTTCTTCATTAAGTGTTTCTGCCCAATGCGGTTCGAAAAGAATTTCCTTTGCCTTTTCTTCTTGCAGACGCTTGTTTGCATATGTTCGATTTTCATATGCTTCTTTATAACGTTTATCAACATCGCTGAAGTCTAAACCTGAAATTCGTTGAAGTGCTTTTCTTTGCTCGCTTGGAGTTTCATTAAGAAACTTATCAACATCAAACCCTTTAGGGAAATAGTAAGAAGAAATTTCTTTTGTAATAGAATGCGTTACGTTATTAGGAGTGATTAATTTTAATTTTTCTTTCGTTCCGTTTACAGTCCATTCTAATTTATCCCCATTCGTAAGCTCCATTACATACATTCCATTTGCTTCTCCTTGTTTTAATATATGTTCTGGTTTAATGCCGCGCAAACGTTCGATTAATGCTTTAGTAAGAGTTGTCTTACCTTTATTATTACCGCCCAATATAATAGCAGTACAGCCATTTAATTGTAGATTCTCGCTGTTTATTGCGCGAAGATTTTTAACGAAGATCGATTTTACTTTTGTCATTGCTGAAATATTTATAATAAAGTTCTTTATGATTATTTACATAAGCGCAAAAATCATTCCAACGTTTATGAATAAATTCATTCTTTGTAATTGGGATAACTCTATTATATAAACGAATCCAAGGCCAATCTTCGCTATCCTCTATATTATATAGCGCAAACATTACCTTGAATTCGTTTATACCAATAGATTTAAAGTATTGAATAATTTTATGCGACATCAAAATATCTTATCAATTATAGTAGCAAGATATCCGTAATCTAGCTTAAATTCTTTACCATCCGATTTTAAATTTTCTGCATGATTATTTAAACCGTCAATTAATTGCCCAAAATATGCAGCATCTACTCCTATTAATTGATCTTCTAATACATCCAAATTTTCTAAATCAAGTTTGCTAATCTGGAAGCACATTTTAAGATATTGGCCCGCATTAATTGTCCAACCACGTTTAATAAATTTTCTTGTACGAATTATAGAACAGATTGGATATTTGCTACCAACATAGACAAGCTCTTTTGCAAACAATGATTCTAATGCAGCTTGTTTCAAAGTTAATTTTCCTGTAGAACTCAACCAGTAATTCGTGCAATGTATGTAGTCATAATGCTGATGTATTGTTTCTGGATCTCCATAGAAGCGCAACACCACTTGAACTTGATTACTAAGAGTAATTGCATTTGCAGAAAGAAAAACCGGACGATATTTCTCTTGGGATTCTGTATTAATTATAATTTCATCTTGTTCCGAAATTTGCCCAGTAATTGAATCGACATAATCATCAGCTTCTTCTTGTGGCCTATTCTCGAAATATTGATAATTATCTTCCCATTTCGCTCCAACAATACCAGCACTCTTAATATGAATTTTAACGCGTCCTGGATCTGTATTTGAAACACCGATTACATTTTGCTGTCTTTGATTTGCATTATCGCAATCAATAACTTCAATTGTTATTTCTTTCCCTTCTTTATGAAGATGTGGTGAATTTTTAAATTGAGCTACATAATATTTCGCAACAGCTATCACCGTTTCCTTATTTGTAAAATAAATATCAAAGTCATTTATTTGTTCTTTTAATAACATAGAAGCAATACAACCGCCTGTAATGATTGTATTACTTTGGACAAGTTTTTTCACACTCTCGTCCTTTATCGTTTCTATCCAATTGCTGAACTTTTGGTTTAATACTTTTTCTATAGTTTTCTTCTTCATTGTTTTGATTTTTATTTTGAAGATGTTTTGGCAATCGTTGGTTATATTCTAACTCGTTGTAATAGTGGTATAATTCTTCGCTACCCATAATTAATCCTCCCCTGCTTGTCTTTTAAGGTATTTATCCATCTCTTCTGCAATTAGAGTTTTTTGTTCATCTGATAAATTAAAAGATTCGTTTAATTTATCAAATAAAGATTCTCCTTTTTGTATTCTTGCAATAGCTTGTGCAAATGCATTGTCGCTTATCGTAGGTTTTTGTTTTTCTGGCTCTTTGCAAAGTTCGCACCACTCTCGTATTTGTTTTCCAGTTTCGGCTGTAATAATAAACTCTTGCTTTCCATCAAATAACCTTGTTCTATCTTTCATTGCTTTAGCAAGGTGCATATCATTTATTAAATCAAATGCAATTGTCATTTCGTAATCAAAACCATCCCGTACTTGATCTTCCAGACCTTTCTTTTCCACTTTTGTTTTATTTCCATCTTGAACCATCGCGTATGCCTGTTTTTTTCTAATCGTGGAAATAACGTGTATGTCTGTTTGAAGAATAAGGTTAATAAATTTCTGCCAAACAGGACTACCTTTTTTCCAATTTTGATATCCGCTTCCAAGCGAATCTACATAATCTAAAACAGATTGCCAGAAATGGTATGCGCTATCCACTATTATAACTTCAATTCCTGCATCGATACACATTCTAAACGCCTTTTCTAATTCATTAATGTTAAAAGGCGGGTTCATTTCAATTGTATAAAAAGAACCTAAATGTTCGTATAATGCAGCAGACCGATTTTCTGTATCGATTACACAAATTTTTTCCCAGTTATTTGTTATGCCATATGCCAAAAGAAGAGCAGAATATGTTTTCCCAAAACCTGTTGGAGAAGAGATAGACATTTTTATTTTTACCTTCTTTCGAGATGCTTTTTGAAGTTGCATATTATTTCTTGTTTTGTTTTGAGATTTCAATAACTATATCTTCTAATTTTAATCGAAGCATTGCCTCCTCTAAAGTTTGATTAAAACTCCATTTCATTACTTCGCTTATCATTGTAATATTTTTTACAGCATCTGCGCTAACTCTTCCGGATACATGATCTGTTTTTTTCACTGTTGCCATCGTGTTACATTTATATTAAAGGTACATACATTTGTAACACAAATAAAAAAGAAAATGGATAAAAAAAGTTGTCGCATGGAAATGCAACAACTTCAAATTAAAAACAAGACAATCCGCAAACCAGAAAAGAGTTTTTTTATATTTTTGATTCTGTTAATGCTGTATAGAATATTTTAGAATATTCTGCGATTTTTTCAGAGCAATCTAACCCATTAATAATTTTTCTTGCATTAACCCAATCGCATACTTCTTCATTAAAATACATCTCTAAGCATTTCCCAGTGAAATCGCCAAAAGAGCTATGGCCTTTTGTCATTCCTTCAAACATGATTTGCGCGGATATACTTGGATGTAATGCAAGCTCTGGATTGTTTAATAAATCGATTCCTAAAAGCCTTCCCATCATCTCATAATTTTCATACCAAGTAAGCTGAATAAAACCACGGCCAAAATAAATCTCATCCGGCGACGCATATGCTCTGCCAGACATTTTTATTTTCTTCCCGTAATTATGCCCAGCCCCTTTACCATATTCTTGTAATGGGAACATTGTTTTTGATGTTTCATGATATACGGTTCCTAGCATATAAGCCAACCATCTTTCATCTGTAAGGCCGAATTTAAAAAAACCTTCAATAATTGTTCCTATTCCTTCTACTTGGCTTTCCAAAAAACCATGTTGGAATAGTTGGGAGATTTTATCGAAGAAGATTTTATTATTGTATTTTCCGTCTACCATAAAGAAGAATTAAAAAAGTTACAAAAGAAATTAAATCCATTATGCCTATGAATATAATTGGGTGCATATATAAATGATTGAAATCGATAACCAGCATAAAGAATAAATAAAAATAGGAGCTCTGCCATTATATCCAAATACCCTAATTTCTATCCTATCCATTATTGCCTTTGGTGGTTTTTCTGGAGTTACGTAATCCCAATCTAATCCACGATCTAAATTTAATGGGATATCAAAAGTTATTTGTCTTTGAAAAAAAGAACTAAATAAGAAAAGAATAAAATCGATATATGGGAAAAGATGCCAGTTTAATTCTGGTTTGTTTGAAAGATAATACAAAATGCACGTGAAAGAAATATACGCAGCTCCATTTAAACCATGCACAATATGAATATTCTTAAATATCTTGCCTGCATCAATCTTTGCATTAAGAAGATTAAAGCAGGCAAGAATGAATTGGTTTATGAAAAATCGAATCAAAGTAAACAAATTAAAAATACTCCAATAACGCCCAATGCCCAAGAAACTTTTGTAATGGTTCCTAAAATAGGGTTGTCGTCGTCTTCCGCCTTTATTACATATCCCCAAACACCAGAAAGCCAGAAGCAGCACCATATTAAGAATGCTGTTCCTATAATATCTGCGAATGTTGTTGGATGAACAATAGCCCATGCATCACTTGTTGAATCGAAATACATAAAATGCAACGCAAACACCCAGACGAAATTGCAAAAGATATTTACAAAAATTTGTACAAATTTTTCATCGGAGGACATATTTGCCCATTCTTTTCTTGTGTTAGACATAAAATTTAATTTATTTTTTAGATAATGAAAACCGAGCTATATTTTTACTAACCACTATCCCAACAACTGCTCCAGGTGTACCAATATTTGTTAATCCAATCGCACCACCAATTCCTATATTATATTGCATATTATTTTTTTCTATAGCTTTATTATATGCAGAAGCAAGAGAGTCGTATTTTAGATTAAAATTAGCCTGCGCATTATGCATAACACTTATTATATAATTCCTTTCTTCGAGTCTTTGTTGTTGTGTTATACTTATGCTATCGTTTATTTTTTTTAGACTATCGTTTTGAAAAATAAAATAAGTTAATTTCTCGGACATTAAATATGATTCATTTGCTAAACTATCACAATAATTATAAAAAGAACTTGTATCTAATTTTAGATCAGCAATTTTTAATTGATTATTATAATAATTTATCTTATCACGAGAAGCAAATAATAATTTTTTTGTACTATCCAATTGTTTTGAAAACTTTTCCTTCTCTAACGAATAATATATACTATCTTGAATATGTTTTTCATCCTTAATTTTAGAAATAATTGTTATGCTATCAATTATTTTCTGCGTGGTATTTACTTCTGGTATTTTAATATACGAATGTTTTTTACAACTATCAGTCATGAATATAATATAGCTCAAAACAATAATCGCAACTAAGAATAGTTGCGATATATTTTTTATAATTTTAAGATTGATTTTCATTTTCGTTTTTTTGTTGTTGCATATTCCCTTTGCTAATAGTATACAGCCAACCCATAACAGGAGTTAGACATTGACCTATAACACCAGAAATTAATGCGATTATTACATCATGATTTTTTTCTGGAATTTCTTTGAATGCCAGAAGGTATAAAATACCATACGAAAAGATAACAATTATAATCCCGGCAATAATTTGAACCGGTAATTTACTTAGCTTTTGCCACATACAATTATATTCTTTTATTTATTTAATGAATATTTTTTTGAGCATTTCTATAATCCCTATACCAGCAGGAGCTCCCATCCCTATAATCATCCATTTTAAACGATCATAAGATCTTTCTAAAGTTGTTAACCTTTCTTCGTGGTCATCGACTACCCCAACCATTCCTGTATCATTTTTATTAATTTTATTTCCTTGCAACAAATCGAGAATAGTCGATACTTTTTCGTCTACACCTATTAATTTTTTCTCCATCTGCTCTTGTGTCATTGCCATAACAAAAATGTTCATTTTTGGCGATTTAAATTCGGCCGGATTAAGAAGTAAATGATTAATATTTAAATACCATGATATTAAAAGTTCTAGTAGAAGATGCAATAGTGCCAGCCACTGTATAAGATCTTCGTATAGTTACTGTATCATTAGCCGAAACTCTTGCATCATAAAATTCTCCATCTGTAAAAGCGCCGCCACTCGAGTCCTGTATTAATACCATATCACCTGCAACCGCTCCCGTAATTGTAGCCGTTGTAGATGTACTTGTTCCGCCAGATATGGATGGAAACGTATATGAAGATAAGATGCCTTTAAGTGTTGTTGGAGAACTCGGCCAATAACTTTTTAATATATTCCCGCTTGCATCTGATACGACAATTTTTTGATTAGTTGTATCTATGCTTTTTTGAATTATATTAGGCAATTTGAGCGTATCTGTTATCCTTACGGTACCGGTAACATGTAATTTATCTAGTGGGGTTATTAATCCTGCCCCTATCCCAAAATTTCCATTTGTTGCAATGGTAGCCCATATATTTGTACCTGATACTGCGAAACTTTTTGAAAAGTAAATCGGGCCACCATTGGTTGCGATTCCAAACCCCCCTGTTCCGCCGCCACCAACTACTGCTCCATGAGCAAGAAAAGTATTTCCTGTCCAACCCTGATAAAATTGCGCGGTTTCACCACCATCATTTGTCATATAGAATCGCGTGGCATTACCCGAAGCAGCGGTACTATTATTTAATTTGATTCCCCAAGTAGCATTGCCCCTATTAAGCACCATTGCATCACCCGGTGTTCTCGTTCCTATACCTATATTTCCTGTAGATTCCGTAATAGCCACATTTGGGCCAAGTCCAATAAATCCTTTAGCCGCGTTCGATGTAGATGATAATATTAGGCTGTCTGAAGCAGTGTTGCCGCCTGTTATTGAATCTGTTTTTATTTCTCCTACAACATCGATCTTAAACGATGGCGAATATGTTCCAAAACCTATATTTCCGTTTTCGCACATAACATTTGAAACAGTATCTATTATGCCGTTTCTATTTGTCCTAAGTACACGGCCACGTGGAAATCGAGATAAGAAAACACTATCCTCAAAAGTCGCTCTTCCGCCAACTGAAAGCATGCCATAATTTCTTGCAACGCCCAGTGCAGTATTTGCATTCGTCGCAGGGTAATCGATTGAATATCCTAAAAACCTGCTATCGTATTTATTTAAATATGGACTATAATAAGTTACATCGGCTGTCCCTTGACGCGGATGAAAATTTATTAATGTCATATATCCGTTGCCTCCCAAACTATCATCCTGCCAGTTTTGGAACATTTGATAAACTATATTACCATTTTCGCCAGTTTGAAATATACCTTTCGGAGGCGCTGGCACACCTAATGTAAAAGTTGGTTTTATGAAATGGCCAGAAAAAACAAAATCAATTGTTTTATTCTTTTTTACAAACTTATCCCACATGGCCTGTCCATTATTACCGCCAGTTCTGCAATAACCCAATGCATTAAATGCGGATGTATCATTTGATTTTTCACCGAAATATGTTATATAGGCGTGCGTTACTATTATAGCATGTCTATTCAAATTCGAATCAATTATCCTTTGACCATATGCTAATGCACTATCATCTGGCATTAAATCGGTTGCAATGGCAATATAATCTTTACCACCGGATGAAAACCTCGTGTAATAATTATTATAAAGTCCATTATAATTTCCGCCAAAAAATGGATTCAATGATAAAAATTGAGGCATATATACATTCCATTGACTCGAACCAGAACAAGTAAGTCCACCGTTAAAATCATGATTACCTATTGCAGCCGTCCATGGTATACCAGCCGTGTCTAGTTTTTTTAGCATCGTGTCTATTAGCCTAAACTCTGCATCACCAGCATATTCTGTCAAATCTCCTACCTGAAATACGGATTGAAGATTTAAGCTGTCTTTTTTATTCTTTAAGAAATCAAACATTGAATACAATACATTTTGATCCTGATAAGTCATGTATTGTAAATCAGGAAGAACAGCCCATGTATAATCGTTTTGATTAGACGTATCTGTTAATATATTTTTTGTTCGTAATCCTCCTAGTGAAACAGAATCGGTAGTTTTTAACCCCCTATCTGTAACTTGTTGTAAATTTTGGGAACCACCTGTTCCTCTGATTATTATTGTATCCTTACCAACGATAAATGCGCTGTCATTTAATTGAGTTGCACGATTCACGGGAACCCATTTTGTAGAATCCCAATCATAAATCTTTTTATCCGTATGCATCATTAAATAAGACTTACTTGGCCCTGGATGGTATTGCGTTGTATCTCCGTAAGGAATATGAGAAAAACTATCCGGCCATAATCTTGGAATTCTTATTCCATATTGTGTCTTGTACCATGTATATTTTGTAGAATCGTTTGTAATCTGTGCGATAGTTGTAATAGTGGGTATAGAAAAAAGAAGAATTAAAATAAATCTTTTCATATTTTAGTTTTAAGAAAAATTAGGAACTTGACAAATATCTTTTTGATAAGGGGTTCGAATTGATAAATTAATTGCGATTCCTGCATACATATCATCTTGTTCTTCTTCTACAAAAACAAAATCTGCCGATGTTGAGAAATCCCAATCTGTAAATTGGCTATGAGAAAATTCGGCGAGAAAATCTTCTCCAATACTTGTACAATCGCTTTGAACATCTGTTTCATTTGCTTTTTGATCTTCACTAACATGTACTAAATCTACAATATATAGAATGAATTTAAAAGTTGTTGATTTAGTTTTAGAATCAATAGAGCCACCATTTTCTTGTAAAAAAACAGAAGGATACAATGTAGTCTTATCTGTAAGAAAATCGGTAGGCTTACCGTAGAAAAAATTTCTTATTTGGCGATGATTGAGACTTATTTGTTGTATCCGATTTATTACTTGGTTTAGCGTCATTCTTCTGTTTTTTTAATTCTAAATAAATTTTCATTTTTAATTCATTCTTTGAATTATTCTGTGCCATTTTTATTTTTTTTT